TCATGCGCTCATCCTTTTCCCGAGCCTCACCCATCCCTCGTCCGTCCGCGCCATCGATTTCTCCCGGTGCAAATACAGCAGCCGGGTCCACACACGGACGCAGTCATGCTCTGGATGATAAACGGTCCCGCCGAGTTGCCAGAATGCCGGCGAGGATCCGGTCTGGAACAGGGTCAAGCTCCAAGGCTGCAGCATGGGCGCCGCGAACATCTCCTCGTCCGACGGCTCCGATTCGCGGCACATGCGGAATTCCCTCGGCGGCAGGAGAGCGCCGCCTGGAGAGGTGAGTTCCAGCAGTCGGCGGCCGAGATGGAAGAGCGTTCCCGTATACCGAACGAGGTGCCAGCCGACGCGGCGGCAGGTCTCGTCATCGTCGGTCCAGTCGATGGACAGCGCGCGCTCGATGTCCGGATCGCGCAGGATTGCTTCGCAGAGCAGGCTCTCGCGATCCATCGATACGATGGAGACACGGCGGGGTACGCCAAGGCTGTTGCGGCGACGTCGAAGTGCTGGTGCTGTCATGCCCATTCCGGCGGCTCCGTGGGTACAAATGCATCGACATCCGGGTCGTAGACGATCCAGCCGTCGGCGGTCTGTCGATAGTCCCGCGGTTCAGGCTCTTCCGGGATCGCCATCGCTCCGTTCTGCCACGCGTGGTCGTCGCACGTCACAGTCATGTAACCGCGACGGTCGCGGTACCGTCCACGCTTCCCGCAAAGTTCGCACGTGTGCAGAGACCGTGCTTCCGCCAGCCGATGGGCATCAGTGACGGCTTTGACCGATGACAGCGTTTCGCCATAAGATCCATCGTAAATGCGTAGCGTGCCCCATTTTTCCTTGACCTGCCGGAGCTCGTAGACACCGCCTTCCGGCATCTCTCTGTCAACGACGGCGAAATAGTCGTCTAGGATCGACGCCCAGCCCTCATGACACTCAAAGAGGAATCCCGGCCGCAAGAGCCGCGGATATTCCGCTTTCAGATCTTTCCACGTCTTCATCGTCATCTCCATCGAGCTGGCGGCTCGCTCGGCACCATTGCATCCGTGATTTCATCGTATCGGTACCAGTCGTCGCGGACCTGCATGTAGCCGTGCATCGGCCCCTGCTGCCGGGTTCCCCAAGAGCGTTGGTCTTCGCTGGCGTGCTCATCGCAGAGAGTGCGCCACCACGCGTATTTGCCCGGCGGCGGTCTTCGCAGGAACCCGGGGGAGCCGCAGACTTCACACGTCGACGACGATTTGATTTCAGCCTTCGCCTTGGCCAGACGCGCAGCGGTGACTTCGGTGTCGGACCAGATACGCAGCGTGCCGAATTTCTCTTTCAGCTCGTGAACGGTCGGGGATGGATCGTGCGGTAGTGCCTCGACGACGAAATCGCGGACGAGGCCGAGCCAGCCGATACCGACGTCCACGTATTTCGCCGTATCGAAAACACCCGGGAAATCCGCGAGAAGATCGTCGAGCTTGATCCGGGGGAAATCATGCACCGGCATCGGCGTTCTCCATTTCGCATTCATCGCACGTGATCTCCTTGCGCGCCCCGCGGTCGCGGCCGTGGTTGGATCCGCACGACATGCAGGTCGTCAGCGACCGCGTGACAAAACCTTGCACCAGACGATCCAGACGGAGGCGTTCGGCGGGATCGAGGTCGCCGTCGGCGAGACGGACGTGCAGCCACCCGCGGTCGGACGTCATCTCGGTGACGGCAATGTTCGGGAAATGCTTCATCAGCACCAGGCGCAAGTCGGTCACGAGATCGAACCATCCGAGCGGAAGGCGGTCACAGCTCATTGAGGCGCTCCTGTACTTCTTCGAGGATTCGGTAGACGACCTTCTTGTCAGCGGGCGTGATGTCGTCGGAAACGCGCGCGTCCACGACGACGAGGCCATCGGCACGTTCGACGATGCTGAAAACGCGGCAGGCATGGTGGAAGTCGGCCAGCTCCGCGAAGAGGTCATCGACGATCGGTTGGAGGTCGGCGCGAAGCTGGAGGTGCGCGGCGGCGGGGACGGCGGATCCGAAGTGCTCGACGAGGCGGCGGTACCAAGTTTCCTCAGACATCGGTCATTCCTTTCGTGAGTTCGCGGAACGTGCGCGGCGTGAAGGCGACATCGGGCAAGTCCACTCCGACATCACGAGATCGCCCTTCGGCCGGCAGCCGACCATGCGCGTGTCCGAAGAAGTGCCAGGATCCCTTGCCGCGCCCCTGCCAGCATCGCTGCGCGTAGTGCGACAGGACGATGTGCTGCCCCTCGTCCTTGACGAACATGATCGCCTCAGGACGCGCAGACCATTCGAGGCCGGCAAGGGTCGGATGTAGATCGCCGTCGCGGCGGACGTCGTGGTTCCCATAGACGAGGAACTTGCGCCCGCAGAGACGGCTGAAGATCGAACGGATGCGTTCTGGATTGTTAAGCCCGAGGCCGAAGTCTCCGACGTGATAGACCACGTCATCGTCGGAAACGACTGCGTTCCAGCGCTCGATCATGGCCTCATCGTGCTGCTCAATGGATTCGAACGGGCGGGGCTGCATCGAGAGGATGCGACCATGGTTGAAGTGAGTGTCGGCGATATAGAACTTGCGGACGAAGGACATGCTGGACTCCAAGAAGATGGCAAACGAAAGCGACTCCGCGCGAGGCGGTCATGCGGCTATTCGGGCTATCTTCAGTCCAGTCATGGTCGGCGTTTCCCTCGATTTCCGGAGTCATATCAGGACCCGGAGTCGTTGTGAGCCCCGCCGATGCAAGAAGGCGCCGGCGAGGTTAATGGAAAGCGATCGACATCATGGATATGTCCGTGATCAATATCCGCCGAGACGAAGCCATCTCAGATCCAACTCCTCATCGTAGCCGGCAGCCTTGAAGTGCTTGCGCAGCGCGGTGTGAAGTTCTTCCCTAGTTTTCCAAGCGAGCGAGAATTTCGCCGTAGTCACTCGCTCGATCTCTTCGATGACGATCCCCGAATAGCGCTTGAGTTCGGCCGCCGCGTCCCACGCCGCTTTGCGTTCAATCTGTTCCGGGGTGAAGCTCGGCTCCTTATGGGGAGCAGCAACTGTCGCGGACGTTGCCCCCCGCTGACCGCGCGGGTTGAACCCGCCTCCAGCGTAGACAGCATCTACAGTCGTCTTGGGCAGCATGGCCGTCTCGTCATCGATCATCGACGGCATGAAACGCTCGTCGCGGGTCATCATCCGGATGGCTGCGCCTTCCATGCGGTTGGGCCAGCCGTCAGCCAGAGCGTTCGCCCATGACGAGCGCCATACCATCCACTCGGGCTGACGAAAGCCAGATGCGATCTTCTCCACAGATGCCACAAGGATACCATCCATGACTTCATCGGCGGCTGCGATGTTCGGCCAACGCCCTTCGCGAATACCTCGCGCGATGGATTCGAACTGGCAACGCGTATCGTCGGTCGGCCGGCTCAGAGTGTAGCACCTGAAATTCCTGACCATCATCTTCCCTTCCTCTCTGGCCTCGTCGGAAAGGAGGAAGCGCAACTTGGGGCGGATCTCGCTGAGGTCGGCGGGACGCTGTATTGTCTTCGGAACGGCTCTCTCATTGCGTCTCATGCTACGTACTCCACTCGATCAACATACTTTTCGATGCTGTTCATGATTGTTTCGATATCGGCTGCGGTCGCGGGCTTCTTGAATTCCATGAAATCAAGATTGCCTTTGATCCACCAACGGACCTTGATCACTTTCGTCCCGTCACCCTGCCAGCCGCGGTAGCGATCGATGACTTCGAGCACCATGTCGTCGATCGTCCTCATCGAGAGCGTGTCGTCGAGGTCGATCCAGATCTCGGAAGCGACGTCGAAGCTGATTGTCTCGGGAGCCGCTGGCGAATCCATCTCGGCAACTGGCTGTTGCACGACTACCGGCTTCGCATTGTCGCCCCACACACGTTCGCGCCGCGCGGTCTCCCCAACGTTGGCAATCTCCTTGCGTTCGGCTTTCGAGCGCAGGACGAGGTCAGGATTGTCGGCTTCCTCCATCGCCCACGCCCAAGCGGCTGCGTCGGCGCCACGCTTGGCGATCTCCTGACGCAGCCGATCCCCACGATATCGGCGGGAAGCGTAGCCTTCTGACAGGGGCTGCTCATCCAGCATTTCCTGTAGGCAGGCCGTCCAGAGACCGAACAGGACGCTGTGCGAGAGATCCGTGAAATCCGCAACGAAGTATCCAGAGGCTTTCAGCCAGATGTCCTGACGGACGCGGAACTCGGGAGCATCGACACCGCCGAACTGGCGAATGCCGGCGGCATCGAACAGGATCCGCGACTGATGATGGGATGAAGGATTCAGGGTCAGAACGAACTGCACCTCGATGATCGGGTTGCCGCGGGTCTTGGCAGGCTCCGCGTTGATCGACAGGGTGAAAGCTTGGACATCCTTAAACTGGTCGACCGCGATATCGAGGACCCGCTCTTTCAGCTTGCCGCCGCGGACACGGCCATCCTTCTCGCGCGGGAAGCAGACCCAGTCTGCGACCTGATCGACGGATGCGGTCACGGTCACCGTGTTGTCGCCGCCCTTGATCCAACGGCGGCCGGTGGCCTTCAGCTCGGCGACGAGGGCCTTGTAGAGCCGGGCGACAAACTTTGATCGCATTGCTGGCAGAGCCGCGACCTCGACGTAGGCGTATTCCGTCTGCGCTGTCAGCGCGGTTTTGATCGGAGCTGGAAGCGCGAAGTGGACGATATCTTCGGCATCCCGGCGCTCGATCCACGACACCAGGAGCGGAACCTGTTCATACACACCAAAGCTGACGGCGTTCCGGAGTAGACGGGACAGGCTGTCCTTGACGGCGTCGCGTCGCGCCTCAGAGCCGAGGTATCGGAGAATGTGGCGCATCGGGACTGCATGAGTCTCGTCCTGCAACTCAGCGTCCGCATGCAATGCCACCGTCATCAGAAGCTCGTGGAGCATGCCGTCGTCCGACGTTAGCGTGGACTCGCGGTCGTATGTCACGCCGAGGAGCAGCTCGAGGGGCCGCGGCGTCTCCGGGGCAACAACCGTAAGTGCTGCCGGCTTGTCGAGAGCCTTGACGATGTCGCCCCTGTTCACTGGTCGAAAATTGCGTCTGTGAAAATTCATCTGTCGTCCTCCGCTACAATTATGGTTGTCGCCGGCGGAGCGTGACGCAAGGTCTTAGACCCAAGAATTTCTGATTTGGGTTCAGAAGGGGAATATCTCGTAGTGACGTTATGAACCCACGTTTTCTTGATTTGGGTCGAAAACATAAGTCATTAGAATTTCTCCACTATCATCCGTTAGTGACGTTCTCGACCCATCGGAATCGGCGTTTGGGTTCAAGAGCCACGCGAAAACCGGGATTCTTGGGTTTAAGACGTGTCGGGCGCGGGGGTCGTTTTGGGATTCTTGGGTTTAAAACATTGTGGACGTTCGCCGTGTCCAGCGGGGCTAAAGGCTCGTCTGTTTTGTCAACAATGGCACAATCCTAGAAGAGTATGCGTACGCGGGTGCGCGCGGGCGCACGACCTTGGAGTTGATCCTGACGGATCTCGTGGGCGCTACACTACCGTTTCGCTCGAACAGCTCCGCAGTTTCATTAAGAGCGTTGTGCCGAGCGTTTTGTGGCTTGCAAGTCCAACGCCGATCTTGGTCTCGTAGTGACGGAGAGAGGCCATGCCGAGAACCAGGAGTACCGAGCCGCGGCTAGTGCGGCAGCAGGAGCGTCAGCGAAAGTACCGGGCGAAGCTGCGTGCCGTCGGCCGCCCAGAGGCGAGCCAAGTTGACATCGCAGTGGCCGCTTCTACCGCCCGAGCGGTGCGGTGGCTTATTTCCCGGGTGAAGTCGGGGAAGATCGGCAACAGCGATCCTCGACGTCATCTTCTCGATAGGATCGTTACAGATGCGACCAAGCTTCTTGTCGATTCCGGATGTTCGGCGGACGAAGCTACGGCGAAGATTTCCGCTCGTTTCCAGAGTGAACGAAAGCCTCGTCTTCCCCCCATTACTTCTTAAAAAAGAATCGGATTCTTCGGCGTTTCAGCGGGAGGCACATAGTGACGCGCACACCATCATCCCCACGGCTCAAGTTCCGTGTCCCTATGAAGCGGGATCCGCGTAGCCGGCAAGCAGCCGAAGCCCTGCTCGTCCTCGGCGCTGTCGCCGCTGAAGATGCGGACTATGCGAAGCAACGGAACGGACGAGGATTTAACAAGGCAGACTCCACCAAAGGCCATGCTCTTGCGAAAGTCAGCCTCGCGGCGGCTCTCGGAGATGAGCAGCTCTTCGCCGAGATTCTTCGAATGTCGGCTCGATATCGGCGTCAAGCATCGCTCTTAGCGCAAGGCACTTTGCTCTGACACGAGACAAGTTGCGGATATCCAATTCCGACCTGCGGGTTCGCCGGCGATTGAATCTTTCAGCCACTTCGCTGGATGATGGGTTAATCCGGGAGAGTGATCATGGCCGAGAAGAACGCCGACATCCACACACTTGCACCACGTCTGAGCTATGTCGAAGACCAGGCGCAATGGCTTATGGACAACCGCAGTTCCGGCGGCGAAGGCGGTGAGGATCCCTCTCCAAAGCTCCGAAAACTGTGGTTCGGTCTCCTCGATGGCACATACACTACGGGCTACGACGAACCTTGGAACGCTCAATCTATCTATGAGGCCGAAGGCATATCGATGCACGTCGGTCTTTATGGTTTCGATACTCAAGCGGCAATCAATTGCCTGGATGGCGCGGGATTTTACGGTCACGTCTTCCGTGCAAACGATGTTCGCTGGACACAGACCGTTACCACTGGCGCTCGCCCGCTGGTCGAAGACGTATTCAGTGCAGGCAGCACTGACTTCGTCACCGCCTTCCGCACGAAGTCCACGTCTCTATGCCGTGCGATCTGGCACACCGACGCAGACTCGATCGGCACCAGCCGCGAGACATCGATCATCGGGCGGCTTGAGAAACTCGAGGAGGACGTTCAAGACCTCCGAGACGACCTAACCGCCCTTGAGACCTACGTGGACACGCAAGTCGCCCGCCTCGATCAGCGCATCAACGAATTGTCGTGACATGACCGACCTCACCCCGCGACAGGCCATCTACGCATTCCTCGGCGGCGACCCCGTCGAGCCGCAGGTCCTGCGCGCGGCGGTGGCCCAATACGTCTGTGCGTACGATTCCATCACCGACCTCGCCTCGGACGCCGTCAACGATCCCGGGTGTCAGTCATCCGTCGACGAACTCGCCTCGGAAATCCTGATGCAGCAGGTCATGCTTGAGGAGTATCTGGTGCTCACCACCGCCGCGACCGCGCTGCCTGATCTCGTCCGCAGCCGTCGCGCTGCCGTCAGAAGCGCGCCATGAATCCCCTTGCGTCAACGACGGCCGGCACCAATCATCATCGTACCGCGGAATTCTTCTGTCGGTTTCCTTCGACTTGGCCCCTGGCTGCGCCTGTCCCGCGCGCCGGGGCTTCTTTTTTCATGAGGTAGGACATGGCCAGGAAGGGTGACTTCGATTTCGAATTCGATCTCAAAGGATTCGAGCGCAGCCTGACTAGGATCGAAAAGAAGGTGCTGCCGCAGGCGCAAGCAGGATTCCTCAACGGGTTGGCCTTCGGCGCGCGCCGCAGCCTCCTGTCATATGCCGAAAAGGCGATCGAGGGGTCTCCGAACTCCTGGACGAAACGAGGATTCGTCGTGAAGAAGGCGACGACAACAGATCCCGAATACAGTGTCGAGATCCTGCCCGAGCAGGCCAAGTATATGACCTACCTCGTCAGCGGCGGCGAGCGGCGTGCTGGTGATCCCGGTGCGACGAAATACGACGTCCGCGTCGATAGCGCGCCGGAATCGAAGAACAGATTTGGCAACGCCCAGAGGCACTACCTCGGCAGGATTTCCAAGAAGGCGAAGCGCGAGAAGGACAAGCGACTGAAGCTCAAGGCCCGCCGTGACAAGCTGCGCGCATCCGGGAAGTCCGTGGAAGTCGCAACCTGGGCAGCGAACGCGAAGTCCACAGACACGGGCGTCTTCTTCGGACGCATCCGGAACACGCGCGGATACTGGCAGAGACCTCAGCAGCGTGGGGGCAAGCTGAAGCTTCTGGTGCGCTTCGCCGAAGCCGCAAAGTATGACCCGACATTCAAATGGGACGCCACCATCGAATCCTACATCCGCGCAGCCGATTTGAATAAGATGTATTCGGCCGAAATCACCCGCGCCCTGCGCAAGCTCAACGGCGACTGATCTCGCCGGCTGTGTTTACGGGCTCGAAACGGTCCCACATTATTCCATGGAGATATCCATAGAATAAAGGTGACGAGATGGCGGGTCCGCGACAGGGAATGGGATTCATAGAGCTATTCGCTGGCGCTGGCGGCATGGGTCTGGGTTTGGAGGCCGCCGGCATGGACCACATGCTCTCCTTCGAACTCGAGGAAGAGCCTCACAGCGTTCTCGTGCATGCAGGGAAGGAAGCGATCCGCCTTGATCTCAAGGATGTCGCCGAAGCGTGTTTTGCGATGAAAGAGCAGCCTGACCTCATCGTGGGCGGCCCACCCTGCCAGGATTTTTCGAAAGCGGGCTTAAGGATCCCGGGTGAACGCGCGGAGATGACGCAGATCTTCGCGCAGATTATCTGCGTGCTGCGACCGCAGTGGTTCATGTTCGAAAATGTTCCTGAAGCGGCCAAGTCCTCCGAGTATCGATATGCCCGAGGCTTATGGAAACGCCATGGCTATGGCTTAACGGAGGTCATCGAAGACGCCAGCTTGCACGGCGTGCCTCAGCGGCGAAATCGCTTCTTCTGCATCGGCAGGCTCAATGAGCGCGACGGCTTTTTGAAGTCCGCCATCGTCGCCGCCCGCTCGAAGAAGCCGACCGTCATGCGCGATATTCTGAACCCGCGAGAGTACCCCGAAGACAAGGAACTGCTCGACAGAGGCTACTTCTTCGCGCGACCGTGGAGCGGAAAAAAAGACGTGCCAGGCGGACGCGGCGTGCTCTCCATAGATGAGACCTGCTACACGCTCACGCACACTACGCACGAAGGGCCGGGGCCGTCTTATGTAGCGCATCCGAAAGACGCGATACCAGCTCGCGAAGCATTGCTGCTCGCTCCTTCGCAGGTGGCGAGAGTCCAAGGCTTCGCGGCGGACTACGACTTCCGCAGAAAGAAATTCGCATATGCGCGGGAAGGACTGTCAAAAAAGGCGGTAGCGCTGATGATCGCAAACGCAGTGCCCGTGACACTTGCACAGGCACTCGGCAAGTGCATCTCCGATCGGCATCACGGCCATTCGATCCCGACCTTGGACAAGGGCTTCACCGCGTTCCTGCTGCTGCCAGATCCCGAGACAGGCAAGAAGCGGTCGCCTGCGGCCGTCTACAATATCCGCACGAGAGTCAACGCCGCGCGGCGCATGCTCGAAGGGAGGATGTATGCCAACATCGCGTTGGAAATCCAGGCCCTGGAAGCGAGCGACGGCTTCGACGCCCTCAGCGTCCGCGAGCAGTCAGATCTTCGCGCAGCCCTTCGGCTCCATCATGAATATTGCGCAACCCTGCCAGCATCGCCGTATGCGCCCACGCCGCAGCCTGTACCCGATTTCGGACGGACTGACCGACGCAAGCCCAAGAAGCTTCGTATCCGCCGGAAAAAGAAGGGCGATGCGCTGCTGCCGACGACGGAGCGCAAAGTGCTACCGCTCGGCCCTGCAAAGTCGTTGAACCTGAACGCGGGTGGAGACAAATTCGAGCGCTCCTCAGGCATCCCGGACGACATCTTCAAGCTACTGCTCGAAGGATACGACGACGAAGCTTGATCCCTTCGCCGCCGGCACAAACAATCTTCCTACGACAAAGGAGGATTGTCATGCACGCAGCCATCAACATCGAACGCTTCCCCGCCTGGGCCATTCGCGCCAACGTTCAATCGGCGCCAAGGATCGACTGGCTTCAGATCGGGCTCGAGCACGATATCCGCAAGATGGTCGACCTCTGGCAGCGGTACCTGTTCGAGCAGGTGACGACGCAGTGCGATCTTCTCGCGCTGCCGGACGACAATGGGGTCATGTGGCAGCTCTATCGCCGCCTCGTTGCCAACGAGCTGCGTCAGGATCTCGTCCGCGTCCGTGATGGCTATGTCTCAATCGAGAAGAGTCACCTGCACGAGCTCCGGGAGGGCTTCGCGCTGCTCGCGGAATTCCTCGAAGATGACCATCCGCCCCATCTGCATGTTTGGGATGAGGACGCCTGGGATTACGTCCGTCGGGTCGATGCGCCTGCACCAGTCGTGGATCGCCGGGAAGCCAGAGCGCTGTATGCTCAGATCGATCGCATCAACGGATTGGCGGCCGACAACGTAGTATTTCTGCGGGGAGACGTCTAATGGCTCCTCGCAAGTCGAAATCCACACCTGAACTCGGCGTCGTCGCCGAACCTGCTTCGCCGCAGCCGGCCATTCACTTCGTTCCGAACCCGATCACGATCGCTGGGCAGACACCACGCACAAGAGACCAGATCGCGCTACGTGATGCCGTCAGGAAGGCGCTGACGGAAGTCGAAATCCTCGTCGCCGACTTCATTGCGGAGAAGAAGCTCGAACGGCTTTCTGATGCCGATATAGACGAGTTGTTCGTGGTCGAGCTTCCGATCCAGTTGCGGTATCGGACCGATGGCGGCAGGATCCGGGTGTCCTATGAAGCCGCCATCGTCGACCGTCAGGCGTAAGCGAGCTACCTAACAGGGATCGCCCCGAACTCCGGTAGCAACTCCACCTGCGGCCAAGAGGAGAGCTTCACTACCGTATAGCGATCCACCTGCTCTGGGTGCGGCACTGGCTCGACGACCAGTGTATTCGTGAAGCGGACAGTCCATTCTTGATTGCCTCTGCAGAAAGCGTCCGCTTCCCGCTTTGCCGTCTCCAACGCATCTTCAAGCCGTTGAAAGCTCGCCCGCGCTCTGCCGACATGGCGGCCGCCAACCAGACCATGCACATCGAGCTTCCACGGCAGATCGGATGCATTCGTCCCGCCGTAGATCTGCACCTGGATCCAGTCAGGGAATTGATGCCCCAATAGCTTTGAAAAGATTCCCGGACGCCCGGGGCGTCGCTCAACAGAGAACTCCCTAAGCCGCACCTCGTACGTGCCATGCCGTTTCCATATCTGCGCCGGCGAGTTTTCGAACGCAATGCGCTCCGCTTCTTCGCGTTTTGCCCGTTCTCGGCGCTCATGCTCGTCGGCGATCTTCTTTCGCCGCTCGGCGGCAGCCAGCTCGGCCGCCGTCAGCGATCCCTCCAGCTCCGCAGCCGCCTCAGGATACAGTTCGAGATAGCACTGTCGCGCGACGCTCTGAGCTTCGTCGATCGTGACCTTGAAGAACTCCTTGCCGTGCTTCTTCTTCGAGAGCACCGCATGGATCCTCTGCTCGATGGCGCGTGCGCTTCCAAGGACTGGCAGCGACCACTCAACACGGAATGCGGTCGGCACCCCTGTCACGCCAGACAGCTCGGCAGCGCGCTTGGCTGGATCCCCGTTCGTGAAACCGATCTTCAGCACTCCAGGCATCGACTTGTTCGATAGGACATAGACGTGTCCCTTGACCTTCTCGGAGAGATCAGAGGGAACGGTCAGGCGAAGGCTATCGGGGACCATGGCGTTGTATGGCATCCGACTGCCGCGGCGGAGCTTCTTCTCCTCGTAGTCAAACGATATTCTGTCTCCGTCGGAAAAAGGGCAGAACTCTTCCGGCGAGAACAGCGTGAACCTTTCGCCACCCACGAGGCAGCTATGCGCCCAGTCTCCGCTCTTCGCGATACGGCTGGTCACGCCGGTAGCCACGCCGTCCCTCTGCTTGTACTTCTGGTTTCGGCGGGATTTCGAGAAATCCCATGCTGGTGTGGTATCGGTCATCTCATGCGTTTCTGTAGTCGTATGCCATCTTGATCAGCGTGCGCAGCGTGTCACGCTTCTTGTCGACATCACCCTTCACGAGCCTCAGGCGATAGTTGCCCCAGCGACCATTATATTCGAGTGTCTCGATGCCAGCCTGCTCGATGAGCTGGTCCGTTTCCTCGACACGCGGCAGTTTTACCTCGAAAACGACATGTGCCTTTTTCGGCCTGAACGTCACGAAGTTGCTGACGATGCCATCCAAGGCCAGACCTATATAGAACTTGTTGTATTTCGGCTGATACGGCCCCGTGGTCTCCTGCACCAATTCCACCATCTGATCGACCATTTTCATGGTCTCCTGGCTGCCCTTTATCGTGAGCCAGTAGTTCCGATCAGTTGGTGCCGCAGCGGCGTCTTCATCCTCATCGACAAGACCTCGGACGAGCTCATCCATCACCTTGGTAAAGACGAGCGTCATCTCGCCGCCGACCTTCAGCGCCTGGACCTGGATCGCGATCAACGGGATCGTACCGTTGAATAAGGAGATGACGTTGAGAAAGCGGCTGGTGATATCCTCGGCAACGATGACAGCGCAATGCTCATACTGCGGGTATCGCTTCCGCTCGATGTCCCAGTATTCGATGGTGCGGATGATGTGGGACTCGTCCGTCGGCCCAAGCTGTAACTCGACCTCGTAACGGCGGCTCGTGTCCGGGTCCTGCAAGAGCAAATCGAGACGGCCAGCCTTCGGATGGATTCGTTCCTGCGCGCGCAGCACAAGGTCGCCGAGACCGAGGATTGACGGATCTTCCGCGATGAGTTGCTGGATCCACTTTTCGCTCATCTCCGGATGATTTCGCATCATCACCCGTTCGGCCTTTGCGTATTTCATTCTGCCTCACACCCCTTGAAATCAATTATTTCAGCACCACGGCTGCCGCCTGCCAGTCCATGTCCGGGCCAGCCCTTCGGACACCAGAATGTCTCCAAGGCTGCGGTCATCGCGCACCAGGACACGCAGCTTGCGCCCATACTTGTCTTCATCCCGCCCCGGCCATGCTTGCATCTGGAAAGGCCCCGCATTGACGAGCTGCAGCATGCGTTTAGTGGCCTTCGCGCCTAGCGCTGCCTCCGACGCGCATTTGGGCTCTCCAACCTCGGGCGTGTCGATGTCCGCAACTCGGATCTTCACGCCTTCGTGCCAGATCGTGTCGCCATCAACGACGCAGTGCACTCGGACGGACCCGGAGCACATAGAATAGGGCCTGAAAGCGACGGGCTGCGCGGCAGTCGCCGCGGGTGTCGGCTGCATGCCAGTGAGATAGCTGTAGCCGGCACCGCCAGAAAAGGCAGCCAGCATCGATAGCATCACGATCTTCCCGAACGACATCATCCCCTCCCTGTTCGACGAAGGCGACCATACGTCATGCAAGTTGAGATCATAGGAACGGGTTGCATAAAGTTTTACGTATTCGCCTTTGCACGATTGCTCAGTGCCTCCGCAAGGAATTTCTGCCAGTCCAACGTCTCACGATAGATCATCTCGTAGACGTATCCGTCAGGATTAGATTGCAATTTGCTGTCCTGAAAGATCTTGTCGGCGAACTTTAGCAGTGCCGGATTCAGAATGCTCAAGTCGGCGTAGCGCGGCGCAAATTTGGCAACGCAGTATTCGAAGAACGCCGCCTTTGCCTGTTCCGGCGGAAGATCCTTGAACGGTACTGTTTCGAGATCCAGCCCGCCAAAAAAGGATTCGTCAGGCTGCTGCTCGCCAGTCAGGATCACGGCCGCGGTGCGGAACAGTGCTAGCTGCGTGGCAAACGGCGCACCTTTGGCGTCCGCAGATGCGGTATTGAAGGCGTGCTCCCAGTGCATATTGGCGTCGGCTCGCAGTGCGTCCATCAATGCACGTGCCTCGTCATCAGGCATGGCCTGGAACCGTAGCTTGTTCCGCGAAAACTCTGCTTCAAGCTTTCGGCGGCTGTCTTCGACACTGAGCTTTCCCGACGGCAGCGCCGGCGTGGACGGAGCGGACTTCTTTCCCGACATAAGGAAGAAGAGAACCACGATGACTACGACAGCTATGATTATCCACGTCATCAAGCGTTACCTTCCTGCAGTGCGGTCTCAATAATTGCTACGTTTGAAATTTTCAGGCCGTGCGCAGCGAGCCACGCGACTAGCGGAGCGGTGATGTCGGAATCTCCGCGCTTCCTTGCCTCCGCCGCCTGCACGATGCACTTCCGGATAGCCTGCAGTTCGCTGAGGAGTTGAGGCAGCAGCTTGTCTTTGTCTATGGGCAGTCCCGAGGCCGTCATCCCGGATATCGTCTCGCGCGCCAGCACGTCGAAGATCTTCTTCTCTGTCGTCTTGTACTCGATGCCGGTGATCCACACGCCCCTGTCACCAGTCTTGCGGATGCCCACGAGGCCGAGCGATGTCAGCAATGCCCGCTCCCGGATGAAGGATTCGAGGCCGGGCTGCAGGGTCCAAGGGGTTCCGTCTGGATTCTCAAGCCGAATGCCTTGCGGCTGCGATTTCGCCAGATCCTTTTCGATGATCTTTGCGCGCTCTTCGACCTCAATCGCAAGCACCTCTGCACTTTCGCGCAGTTTCTGGTGGCCGGCTTCGAGTTCCTCTTTGGTCGGTGACACGTACACAGGCTTTTCGGATGCCGTGGCGCTGCCAACGGGGCCGATGCCTATGATGACAAGTGCGGCGGCCGCGACCAGCGCCAGCACCCACCCGTATCCGCGGAATCCCTCGTCTTCGATCTGCATGTAGAGAACGACGAGAATGATGGCAGCGGCAGCCAGTGCGGCGTAACGCTGATGTTTGGATAGATTTACTTTCATCGCAGATAATCCAAGCGGCAGTTGGCGACACGTTCGGCTGCGGCCACTGGATCAGAGAGCACCTTATCGATCCATTCGTTCTGCTCTGACGACACCGTCGCCACTTTCACCATCGCACGACCATCGTTCTCGAATATCGCCTGCGGCAGGGAGCCTTTGTCCTTCCATTCCTTCATGATGTCGATCATCGCCATCGTATGGGGCATGAAGGCCATCAGCTTCGTGATGTCGGTTCCCGCCTCCCGGATGTCCGTAGCCAGAGTGACCAGCGCGATCTGCGTTGCGGTCGCGAACTCATTGTATCCGCTGCCAAGGCTGATGAGCGAAAACGCAGCGCCATAGGCCGTCAGATCGTAGCCAAGATGGTGCGCGATCTTCCTGACGTTCTCCAGACGCTCCGCGTTCACGTCATCATCTGATGGAGCATCGGCCTGAAGCAGCCGCCGCCCTTTGTCAGTGGCGAAGAAGAACGTCGTGTCGTCCTCTCCGCGCAGCCGTTTGAAGAAACCCGCAGGCTGGCGCGCACTATCAACGACCTCGCCGGCTACCAGATGCGCGATGGGATCGGTGAGTTCCCGTTCGGCAACCCCGACCGCCACGGCAAGTTCGTTCCAGGTCAGTGGTGCAACGCGCATACGCTGGCCTCGTACAGAGACTTCCAGGCGGCGCTCAGGATGGCCGGCAGCGATTGCAGCGAGCAACCGTTTCTCGAGTGCGTTAATTGGAGGCGGATAGCTCATGACCGCCTCACGCCTTGCTGACGGCAGCGACCGAAAGCTCCGTGATATCATAGAACGTCTTCAGGATTCTGTAGCCGTTGAGGACGCCGAAAAGTCCTGCAATCAGACCGCCCCATGAAAATCCTACGGTAAAGAGCTGGACTAGCGACCAGATCCCGACGAACCCGATGACATACAGCGAATAGGCGTACGGGATTAGACCACCGAAGCCGGAGAACGCCTTCGCCCAACTTCTCCCGGGTCCGCCTTCGATGCTCTTCATATATGCGACGATGCAGGCAGCCGACACGATCCCGCCGACGACCAGGATGGTACCGTTCGGCCACGATGGCCACACGCCCTCCTGGTAAATCCGATAGATGCCGTAGATGATAACGAGCAAGATTGCGAACAACGGCTTGCCGAGCATTTCTGCGCTACGCGCGGCATCTGCATGCTGCGTTGCTGACTCTGTCATCTGATTCCCCCTGACCCCTCAAGTAGTTGCCGAACACTACTTAGAGACAACTTCTGCGGCAAGGCATTTCCGCCGGCGTTTGCGCCAGTCGTCGGCAGCGCACACCATTCTCCATAGGCACCAAGCACAAGGAGGGTGGCATGAGCATTATTGAGTGGGTACCAACACTGTTGAGATGGGAAGACCACATCTATGGCTCTTACGGCTACATCGAAAGCGATCCCGTCAACCCGTGCGTGGAAATCCAATGTGACCATAGTGGCGAGCACCGGATCCATATCGGCGTGCACAGCCAGTCATCCGATGGAGAGACACCCTTCTTCAGATGGATACTGACCCACGAGGGGATCTTTCGACACCAGGAAGACGCAAAGCGGCATGCACCTGCCATCGTTGCGCAATGGCTATGGCAGAACGCAACCAAAGCAGCCTGACCCACGAGCCGCCTCCGGGCGGCTTTTCCATGTCATCGAATCCTGCCGGCGTTTGCGCCGTGCCCCGCCTGCGCACACCATTCTCATGGGCACCTGAACGAGGGAGGATGTGATGCCGGTACTGAACTTGAACGAAGGCGAAAGGAACCTGCTGGTGACCGCTTTGGCACATGACCGCGCGAGGCGAATGCACGAGTGGGAGCAGATTCAATATGACAACAGCAGGATCAACCCGGATGGGGATCGCTGGGTCATCGACGGGGTAGTGGATGCGATCACCGATCTCCGGAGGAAGATCGAGGTTGTCGATCAAGCTCAGGGATCGAATACCGCTTGGCATCACGAGCACGGTTGGCTGCCGAGCGCACTTCACAAGCTTGCGGAATCACGCGAGTTCGAATCTGCTGGGCCTTATGGAGGTTTCGGAAGGGCTGAGGTGTCGTCTGTCGAGAATGTGGGTGACCAGATGTCGCCCGGCACATGGACGACGCTCCCTGATGACTTCGATGCAAACGACACGTTGTTCTCGTGTTTCGACGGCTCCGAATACGACAGGATCGAGATTAGCGTGAACGGCGCATGGCGGAACCGCTATCGAGTCCGCAAAAGTGAATCCGATAAGTTCCTGAAGGATCTCGCGAAGGTTTTCATCGATCGAGATTGAGGCCGCTAGCCTCTGCAGCACACGACCGCCGCCCGGCTCGCCAGCTCGGCGGCGATTTTCGTTCTCGAGCGCTGCCGGAACTTCGGCACTGTCACGACTCACTTCCGACACGTAAAATTCCCGACAAAGGAGTTCCCGATGTCGTCACGCCCCACAACGCCACCGCCCGGATGGGCACTCGACACGCTCTCGACATACCTCGACGAGTTCCGCGGGAACCAGTGGGCGACGTTCCACAACAAGCGTCCGGAGGTTCGCGACCTCATTGCCATTGATGCCCTGTTCGATCGGCTGCTGAATGGCGCGAAGGACCCGGATCCGCAGATGCCGATGACGTTCCTGCTGCGCGCACATGCCGCCTATCGTGCTGCTGTCGGCCTAGTCATGGGCGGACAGCTCTACGAGGCGCAGGCGCTGCTGCGGCTCTGCCTCGAGCACGCATCCTATGGATTCTTCATCGGAGGCGATACTGCACGCTGGACACGCTGGATGAAGAGGAACGACGACGAGAAGTCGAGGAAGGTTGTCCGCGAGGAATTCACGGCCGGAGCCATCCGACGCGCCATCAAGAAGGCCGACGCGAAGATCGGCGGTCACTTCGAATTCCTGTACGAGCGCTTGATCGATTTCGGCGCGCACCCGAATGAGCAGGGTTTTTTCCATGAGCACGAAGCTCCGGAAGGAACCTGGCGAGACGCACATCCTGTCGATCTATCTGCACGACGACGGCGTGCCGCTGGACTTTGCGCTGAAGAGCACGGCTCAGATCGGGATCTGCGCCTTGCAGATCGCGTACCTGATCTATCCGACTCGCATGCAGCTCCAGGGAATCCTGCAGGATCTGGATGGCATCACGGCGCGGTACTGACAGCAGTTCAGGTCTTGCTCACGAGGGGAGCGTCCAACCGGAAATACCGAAGTGGTCGTTCACTATCTCTTCTAATGCCGCTTGGAAGGTCGCCTCGTCATGCAGGAGGTCGACAAGCTTGCGAGCCTCGTCCAGTTGGTCAGCGCCATGGAGCGCCAATGCGCCCATCACGACTGCCCTGCTGCTATCTGTCTTTCGGATAGGTCCCCCAAAGCTGACGTGTTTGTTCTGGGCTAGCGAGAACCAGATCCCATTGATTGCGCTGTCAAAGTCATACGAGAACTGCCGAGATGAAGATCCGGAAGGTACGATCCGCAGTGCGGGATCGACGCAGTGCACTCCGCCGCTAAGAACGAACGCGAGCATCCTGCCCCCGGTTATGAAATGCAGGGCCTCGCGTTCGGCACATGACCAGCCGTATATCCTGCATCCGTCCTTCTTGTGCGAGATACCCTTGAAACCGATGCAGTCTGACAGGTCGAAATCGGTATCGACCATGAATTCCGATGTGTATTTGTGATTCCAGTACCAAGTGCCATCACGATAGCGGACTGGTCCTTTATCTACTGCAGGGTCGTAGGGGGTCAGGAACGTCAGGTGGCTGACGTCTTTTTTAGTGACGAGCAGCCTGTACGCAGGATTGGTGTAGGACATCGCCTCCACCCAATACATGCGCCGGCCTTCGATGATCTTCTCCCATGGGAACGTGAACTGTACCGTTCCGTAGATCGAACCATTCGTCCAGGTGTTTGCCGACAGCCAGACCACCTGGTGGCGCGTCTTGTTCATGCGGCTCTCATCATAAACGATGCCTGCACGGATTTTTCCGTCCTCAAGGATGCGCCGAGCGGCGGCGGGATGAACTACATGATTGATCTCTTCCAGGACGGAGACGTCGTTCTCCCGTTCCCCGGTCTTCGGCATCTTTATCTTATATGCGTCCCACTCATTCATCACCGCCTCCTTGTTCGAAGCTCGGCTATCACTGCGTGCAGGAGAAAGGAAGCCGTCACGTCAATTTCCGCCGGCGTTTGCGTCGAGCATCGGCGGCGCACACCATGATCCTGTAACCGTAGGAGGATGGAATGAAGATCGTAACGCACACAGAGATGCTCGCGCTCCCACCCGGAACGGTGTTCTCGTTTATCGGCGAGCGCGATGGTGGCCCGCGAGGCGAGCTGCTTGGCAGCCTGTACGTCAAGGGCGAGACCCTCAGACACAACAACGACGGCAAGCCTTTCGATTTCCTGATCCTCAACATGCTGCCGGAGTTGTCGAATTCGGGCGATATCGATCCAAAGATGTCGCATCTGGCAGTCGGTCAGCGCGAGGGGACTTTCGACGAGACCCGGCAGTTCATGGTGTGGTCTGCGGACGCCTGCAGGCGCCTGGCTCAGGCGTTGCACGAACCCAACAAAGCCTACGCGCGTGCGTTCGGCGCGGATGACATCCCCGTCGGGTCTGACAGCCTTGAGGTCATCAACGACTACGGGACGATCACCGCGATCCCCAAAGCTGCGAACCGTACCGAGGCCGATTTTCGCGATTCCTATATCGACGCGAAGGGATACGTCACCTTCCGCGATGGGGGTGCCGCATGAGCGCGACCACGTGGACACCAGAGCACCATGCTCAGATCGACATCGCTGCCGGTAAGCCGGGAGATGTCCATCGACAGCAGTTTGCGGCCACCATTCGTGCGCAACTCTCTGGCGATAATGATGCGTTCCTGCCGCCTTACAGGTGGTTTCAGGCGTACCACGCAGAGATGGCGAGGCTGGGATACGAATACGGCAGCCGGATCCCTACCCCTTCCTTCGATACCGAGATCGTCTTCCGGAAGATCATGTCCGATGCCGAGAAGGCTGCGGCGTGGGCTTCGATTGAGGAACGGATCGCGAAAGAGGCTGCCGCAGTCTGGGATTACGTCGAATCGGTGCTGCCGGTGGGAGACGATGCATGACCCAGTCACCTGAAGAATGGACAATCGCCGCCCTCGCAAACCGCAAGCCCGGCATCGAGATCGCGCCGCTTCGGCCGGCTGCGCTCCAGCCGTATCAGGAGGCTTTCCTCCGGGAGATGATTGCTGAAGAGCATGATGAGGTCACCGTGATGGTGCCGTCGAACGACAGCTACAACTACCAGAGGGGTGTCGAGTCCTACATGGAAAAGCTGTCGGTGGATCGTCTGAAGGAGATGGCCGGGCAGATCGATGCGGCCGTCGCTGCGGAGGCGGAACTCGACAGGAGAATGGACGCGTTCGCTGAATGGGCTAAGGACACCCCCTTCGTGGATGAGGTCGATTCCAAGGCGTGCCGCAGGCGTGTGATCGGCCCCGATGGTCTATGGATGTGGGAAGTCGGAGGTGCGGCATGAGCGACAACATGGCCAAACTGCTTGCGCTCGCCGCCCTTCCTCCCGGCTCACTCGTCACGGAAGACATGCTGCCGGTATCGTCAAAACCTGTCGCCGAGGCGCGGAAAGAACCTGTCGTCTACGTGTCGAATGGACTCGTGCGCTGGGTCGATGACGGGCAGTCATATCTCATTGCCTACCTAGGCAATGTTGTCGTCACCGAGTTCTACGGCGACAGCGATCATATATCATGGTCTCCTGACTGCCTCCTGCGTGAGGGCGATCACTACTACACGGACCGCAAGGCATCGTCGCTTAACGAGGCCAAGATGCAGGTCGAGGCCTACGTGGCAGCGTGGATGGCTGATGCCGGTGTCGTGAAGGCAGGTGCGGTATGACAATCGCGTGGCAGCAGACTTCCGACACCACCTGGCGCGGCAGCCTCAATGGCTACGAGATTGCGGGCATCGACCAATGGGGCGATGGCTTGGCAGCATGGCTTTGCATTGAGATACCGGAGGCAAGCTACTCCTGTGATAGCCTCGACGAGCCATGCATCGATCTCGAACATGGCAAGCGTGTTGCTGCCGAGATGCTCGACAAATGGGTTCAGGAGGGTTTGGCAGATCCTTGCGACAACTATCGACGCCGCGCTCGGCTAGCACTCAAAGTCTTCGGTTGACATCGCCCGGAGGCTCCTGAGGCCGTCACCCCGGTGCGGGTAATTCGCGACCCCAGGCTGTCACTCCTTCCAAAAAATTTTCCAGAGCTTCAACATCAGCACCCCCTCAGCCGATGAATTGAATCTTGCAGCGGCGGACCTCCCAATAAGCCTGAGTTTAATGGGAGTTTTTATTTCATGGCCCGCAGGAAGACCGCCGATCCGATCATAAAGGATGCGGAAACTGACGTTGAAACTACCGTATCCGTCAGCATCCCCCCGGATGAAACAGCACCCCCGGCATCGAAACGAGAAGCCGCCAAGCTCCGCACGGTTTCCGTGAAGCAGTGCTCGCTCCTCCTGAACCGGGATCGCAACACAATTCAGAAATGGCTGGATCAAGGATGCCCGTTCGTCACCCAAGCTGACCGAAATCTAGGGATCGCATGGGAGTTGGACGTCGCCGAAGTCGTCAGATGGCTAGAGGAGCGCGCAGCCAAATCCGCAGCGGAGAAGTTCGGCGACAGCGAGGACGGGAAGATGACGGAGGACGAGGCGAAACGGCGGCGAGCCGTCGCCCAGGCCGTTGTTGCGGAGCTGGACATGCTGGAGCGACTGAAGGCTGTGATCCCGGTTTCAGACGCTCTCGACCTGTGGATCAAGGACTACTCAAAGATCAAAGCGAAGGCCATGTCTCTCCCGGATAAGATCGCAGTCGCCGTAGATCCATCGCTCGCGGACCATGTGAGAGCGATAGCCGACAAGGCTATGCGTGAGGTTCTTGGCAGTCTGAAGACTGAGAAGTCGCTCACTGATTGGAGCTGACATGCTCAATGCCGACCACGGTCTTATTGCGGGTTCACTTCCTATCGACTTTACGCGGGGCATCGCCGCGCTCCGAGAGGGTATCGCGACGTTGCGGGATGACGCTCTGCAGCCTGCGCCCTGGATGGATCCTGAAACATGGATGCATGAAAACATTGACCTCCCTCCCACAAAGACCGAACGCGCCGGCAAGATTGTACTGACCGGGTATCAGAGGGAGTTCCTGAGGCTGTACTTCGATCCCGAGACGTCCGAGATCGACGCGACCAAAGGGACACGTGTCGGCATGTCGCTGCTTCTGTCGGCGCTGGCAGCTTACATCCTTGCCTATCTCGGCGAGAGCGTCACCATTGCGCAGCCGACTGACGAGGATGCTCAAGACTACTACAAGGAGCGCATCGAGCCGCTTTTCGAGATCTGCCCAGCCCTCGGTGCGCTACGGCGCAGACCGAAGCGCGGGGAAAGCCAAGACACCTGGAACCTTATCGAGTTCGCCAACGGTGCGGTTTTGCGACTCGTCGGCGCTGCCAGCGATGACAACTTCCGACGCTACGGATCCAAGCACAATTGGGGAGATGAGTACTCCGCGAATGCATGGAAGATGAAGGCCGGGTCGCAGGGCAGCAAGGCAGACCTCTTCATGGAGCGTGGTGGCGAATTTTCGCGCCCAAAGCTTGTGCTGATCTCGTCTCCAACGACAAGAGGCGACTGCAACACCACGGAACGCTATGACAAGTCCGACAAGCAAGAACCTTGGAATGCTTGCCCCCATTGTAGAGAGATGCAGGTATTCGAATGGGGTGAACGCGACACGCCCTACGGCTTCAAGCTGACCCGCGATGCCAAAGGCTTTGTGACTGAGGTCCATTACGAATGCCGCTATTGCCACGAGCCTATCCGCGAGCACGACCATTTCGAGACACCCCTGACGATCAACGGCAGGGAATGCTTCACGCATAAGGAATTCATAGACGCCACGACAGAATACCGACCATCGGATTCTTGGCAGGTCCCTGGTCGCCGCGGGATGTATATTCCGCAATGGCTGTCGGAGAATGGGCAGGCTGCCTGGAAGCTCCTAGGGCAGAGCTTCCTGAACAAACACAAGGATCCGGAAGAGCGGAAGACGTGGGTCAACAACGTCATGGGCATCGCCTACGACGACATGTCGACGACGGCGCTGTCGTCGTCGGAACTCACGCGCATGTGCCGGCCCTATCCCGCCGAGGTGCCGGATGATGTCGTCGTCCTCGTCATGGGTGTCGATACCCAGACGAACAAAGAGGGCAACCATCTCGAAGAACTGGCATCGCGCGAGGCCACTGTGGTCGGCTTCAACCGCTACGGACAGGCTCGTGTCATCGGCCACTGGATCGTCGAGGGCGCACCCGGGGATCCGTCCGCTGACAACCGCCTGCGCGGTCTCATCAATCGCCGCTTCAGGAAACGCGACGGCAAGGAACTGGCCATCATTGCGACCGCCATCGACCTCGGTGGCCACTACGCGGACGAGACCAGGGCTTTCGCGGCCAGCTTCCCGAAGAGCCGGAACGTGTGGGCGATCAAGGGTCGGAACAACACCAAGGGCACTCGCTCGGCGACGATCTGGCCTCGTAAGGTTTCGAGATCCTCCAAGACCGGATCCCAGTTCTACGTCATCGATTCCCAGCTCGCGCGCGATGCCGTCTTCCGTCTCGTTCAGATGCGCGGTGACACCGCCATGTGGGTGCCGGACGCGCTGCTCGGCATCATGCCCGACTACCTCGACAAGCTCATGTGTGAGGAACGGAAGAAGCTCAAGACCGGGTGGTACTGGCAGCCGAAGAAGAGCTGCCGCGCCGAAGAGGTCTGGATGTGCCTGGCATATGCCTACGCAGCGCTGAAGGGACTGCAGGCTTCCTACAAAGGGTGGCGCGACTTGAATCTTGCAGCGGACACCCTTGGAATCCCCAAAGTACCGCACGATCCAGTGACTGGGGAATTGTACGCCGACTATGTCGGTGACGACCTCTCCGCCCACGCGATCGAGCGCACGAAGAATCTCCTTTTGATCGCAGACGCCGCCAAAGTGGCACCAGCGTCTGCCATCGTGAGGAAGGCGAAAGCGCAGGCTGCGGAGCAGAGGGCTGCTCCCGATACAGTTCAGGAAGCGCCGCCGCCGAAACAGGTGAAGCGGAGAACCGTGCGGCAGATCAAGCCGACGCGGTGGGGATGAGAGGCAGCATGAACGTGAAGATCCGCAAGTACCGTTTCTGGGAGCCATTGATGCTTCAGGAAGCGATCGTCGAACTGGAGAAGGCCATCGCCATGGGAACCGCGTCCGTGTCGACGCAAGGCCCCGGCGGCGGAACCGTCACATGGACGAGCCGCGACAACTACGAGGCCATTCTCAAGGATCTCTACGCTGCCTACGATGCCAAAGTCGAAGGCATCTCCCGTCCCGCTGCCATTCAGCAGTTCCGCATCGTTCCGCGCAGGGGGCTGTGATCATGGCCGCGAAATCGACCAGCAGCACCCGAAACTCCTCGACCAAGCCAAAGGCGCAGCCTGTGCCAAGATCCCGCGGCCTTTCTCGCATGCGCGTACTGTCGCAGGCGCGATCTGCGCTCTTCGACAACCAGGCAGCATTCCGGACGAGCGGCGGCACCTTTTTTGAGGCAGCGTCGTTCGCCGCTCGCCTGCAGCCTGCGCACGGCTCGGGGCCGAACGCGGCAAACACCGAGATCGAGCGCGTCCGGAACAGGAGCCGTCGGACATACGTCAATGACGCCTTCTATCGACAGGCGTGCAGGCAGCTCGCGAACAACGTCGTTCATTATGGCATCAAGCCGTCGAACGTGCAGGATCCTGTCCTTTTGAAGCTCTGGAACCAGTGGACGCGGGAATCCGATGCGCGTGGCCAGCTCGACTTCTATGGTCAGCAGTGGCTGACATGCCTCGTTGCCGGGCGCGATGGCGAAGGATTCGGCCGCTTCAGGCCCCGCAAGCCGGGGGACATGAAATCTGGGATCAACTTCCAGGTTCAGCTCCTTGAGGCCGATTACGTCCCTCTCGACAAGACGGAGATCGCGCCGACCGGGAATATCATCGTATCGGGCGTCGAGCGCAATCTTATCGAGCGGGTCGTCGCATATCACATGTACGACTATCACCCGCGCGACGTCGTTCTCGCGCAAGGCAACGGCGGTCTGCCGAAGCGCGTCCCGGCTTCGGACGTTCTGCATGTCTATATGCCAGACCGCTTCTCGGATACCCGCGGATATCCCCATGGTGCTGCTGCCCTCAATACCTCGGACAATCACAAGACCTTCTCGGACGCGCATCTGGAATCGAAGAAGTCGCAGTCCATGAACGTGGCCTTCGTCACGACGCCTGGTGTCGAAGAGGATCCTGCGTTCACGCCTGATGGTGTAGGCGACGACGGTGTCGGATACATCGGCTACGAGCCGAACACACTCACCGTCCTGCCTGCCGGCCACGATATCAAGTTTTCGTCACCTTCGGCTGTCGATCCGAACTTCGGCGCGTACAAGCGCGAGACCCTGTCGGAAATCGCAGTCGCCTTCGGCCTCGCCGTTGAGCATGTGACGCTGAACTTCGACAAGCTTGGAGACCGTCAGTATCGCGCTGTCATGCTCGAGTGCCAGCGCTATTTCGAGTCCCTGCAGTACCACATGATGGTTCGCCAGTTCTCGCAGCCGATCTGGGAGCGTTTTGTCGATGAGGCCTACCTGTCCGGCCTTTGGAAGCCAGCGGCTGGCAAGACTGTCGACGACTACAAGCAGATCAGTTGGATGAATCCGGCACGCGGTCACATACATCCGGTCCAGGAGATCGCCGCGTTCGCGGAGGCTGTCCGCAACGGCTTCACCAGCCGCAAGCGCGTTGCCGCCTCGTTTGGCGAAGACATCGAGGAGATCGATGCCGAGAACGCCCGGGATCAGGAAAGGGCGAAGATGCTCGGCCTCCAATACGGCGCATATCCTGCTCTTGAAGGCATGGACTTCGGCACGGTGCTGGCGACCAGCCAGATCGAAGATGCTCAATCACCCGGAGGCAATGTCGCCGGGCAAACAGCGCCAGCCTTGGATAGTGCGTGAAAACGCCCGAAGAAGATAGTCGAAAAGCCTGCAAATTATCACGGATAACTCCGTGATGATATTTTTATCACCATGATAACAAACGACTATTTTGCATGACATTGGCGATTGACGGCTTCAAAAGGTCCGGTACTCCTGCGGCATCTGATCAACCAAAGGAGGCACGTCAGATGTTTATGGTAGACATGCACCAGCACGAGGGTGAGCGTTATTTCATCCTCATCGACAGCCAGCAGCCTGAGCGCAACCGCATCGAGAAGGTATCGGATGAGCGTTTCGCTGAGTTCCTGCAGAAGATCCTCGACACGGACATTCCATTGTCGGAGATCGAAGAGGAGTATGCGGCATGAGCTACCGTCTCACGATGCCCCTCGTCGACATCGACCAGCCGTTCACCGCCGTCGGCGACCTGGAGGATGCTCTGGCATCTCTCCACGCTCGCGCCATCTGGTTCCTGTCCACCCGCTCCAACGCCGAAGTCAACGAAGAGTACGACGATCTCGGCGCATATATCTGGACGGTGCAGAAGGACGACGAATACGCGGCGCACTTCGCGCTCGCGGAACGCCGCCATGCTCTGTCGCACTATCCCGAGGACGCGCTTTGGATTCCCTTCGATGGAGCTTGGAAGCTCCGCGACGTAGAGGCGGCAGTAAAATCCGACAACTGGATTGCAGGGTTCATGGTTGTCGGCGTGGATCAGTATCTCGCGAAGTTCACGACAGGCAGCATTCACTAACAGCTCAACGCCCTTTGAAGCCCCCGATGTCGGGGGCTTCCATTTTTCTTCGTAATCGTTCTCGAATCTTGCAGACGGCCAGGTGACCCTCGCTCTCAGAGTAATCTGAGACGAGAGCGAATGCCCGCAAAGACCCCGACATCGCCGACACCTGACCAGCGCGCGCCGCGTCCTGGCTCCGTCCGCGCGTTCGTCGGCCCTCCGACCTCAGTCGACGAGGAAACGAGGTCATTCGACATCGTTATCACGACGGAACATCCCGTTAGACGCTTCCTTCCTGATCCTCGTCAGCCGCATCCGATACCTGACGGCATGGATTGTTCCTACATCGAAGTCGACGAAGTCCTCGTCGCCGCAGGTGTCGATCTTTCCCGCGCCCCCCGCATGCCGCTCATCGACTGCCATGACACGTACTCCGGCATCGAGAAGATTCTCGGCAAGATCGACGACGTGCGCGTCGAGGGCGATGCCGTCGTCGGCCGCGCTTCACTGGCTCGCAAGCATGCCGATTTGCTGCCGGACATCGTTGATGGCTACTTCGGTCAGATCTCGGCCGGCTACGACTACGACCTGCGCCGCGACACCGAGTTGGTCGAGCGCGAAGGCGATGTGCCGCTGCTGCTCGTCAAGAGATGGCTCCTGACCGAAGGCAGTCTCGTGCCCGTCGGAGCCGACCCCAATTCCTTCATCCGCAGTCTCCATGGATCCGCGCCTTTGCCGTCCGTCCGGAATGCGGAATCCCCGAAACGCCAGGAGATTAAGAACATGGACATCGAAGAGATTGTCGCCGCTGCGGAAGCTGCGGTTGCCGCAGCCGAAGAGGCCATCGGAGCCGCAGAAGATGCAGTTCCTGCCGACCTCGTTGAGCGCATCCGCGCACTGCGCGGAGCACGCGCCGAAGATGACACCACGGCTGCCGCCGAGGAAGAGAAAACCGACGGCGAGCGTGCCGAAGGCGACGCCCCGACCGACGAAGAAAAGCAGGAAGTCGAAGCCGTCCGGAGCATCGCGAAGGGATACGGACTCGAAAAGGTCGTGACCGACATGCGCGCTCTCGGTGCCCGTGCGGCCGACATCAAGTCCGCCGTCGCAAAGACGATCGCCGAACGCGGCGCGCCTGTCGCTGACGCAGCGGTCACGGTCAAGCCCGCCGCTCGATCTGCCGTCGAATCCTTCAGCCCTTCCGCCGTCTACGCGGCTCGCAGCAACAAGCAGCGCTAAGCGCCAAACACCAGGAGAAACATCCATGCCTACAGTTCTTACTCAAGGCGCTCTCGACGAAGCCTTTCTGCACCGCGAAGCCGAAGGTGGCATCAGCCGTGATGTCGTGACGCTCGTAGCCGGCACGTACGCATCCGGATCCGTCGTCGTCTCGGACGAAGGCGGAAACTACGCTCTCGCGACGCAGACTCTTGTGGATGCCGACGTCGACGGTGATGCGAAGTACGGCATCATCTGCCGCAACGTCACCGGCGCCGCCGCCTTCAAGGCGACCGCCATCGTGCGCCACGCCTCCGTCAAGTCCAGCGAACTCGTCACCGGAGCGGGCCTCACCGTCGCCGAGGCGGCTCCGCTGCTGGCGAAGGAACACGTCATCGTCCGCGAGACGCGCTGATCTCGTCTCCAGAACAAAAAGTGAACAGGAGTTTTCACAATGAACCTCGCTAACGTCTTCAAGAGCGACATCTTCAGCTTCATGTCGCTGACAGCCGCTATCAACATCCTGCCTCCCCGGGCGACGACCGTCGACGGCTTCGCGACTTTCGCGGAATCCGGCATCAACACCGCGACCGTCTCTATCGAAGAGAAGGACGGCAAAATCGGCATCGTGAAGTCGCAGCCTCGCGGCTACATTGGCCGCGGACAGTCGAACAAGAAGCGCCGTATCCGAAAGTTCGACGTTCCGCACTATCCTGAGTTCGATGCCATTATGGCGAGCGAAGTCCAGAGCGTGCGCCAGTTCGGCTCCGACAACGCGATGGAAAGCGTCGAATCCAGGCTCGCTGAGAAGCGTTCCGACCTTGTCGATCTCCTGAACACCACGATCGATGCCGGCAAGTGGGGAGCAGTCCAGGGCGTACTCTACGATGCCGACGGCAGCATCCTCTACGACTGGTTCGACGAGTTCGGCGTAGATCGCAACGAGTTCACGATTGACCTCAGCGACGCTGGTCTCGACCTTCGTGATGCCGTCATCAAGATGAAGCGCGCTGCGGAGAAGGAGCTGGGTGGCTACACCTTCTCGAAGTTCACCCTCGCGCTGCCAGCGCCCGTCTTCGACAAGTTCGTCGCTCACCCCTGGAACAAGGATGCCTATGACCGTTGGCTGGACGGCGCGCAGCGTCGCGACGACCTACGTCCTGGCTTCCCGATGGCCGACAACGTCGAAGTGAAGTCAGTCGACATCACCGATCTCGGCAACGGCCTCAAGACGATCCCGGATGATGAGGGCTTCCTCATCCCGAACGCGAACGGCCTCCTGAAGGTGAACTATTCGCCTGCTGACACCCTCGAAGCCGCGAACACTATTGGGCTGCCCTATTACATGGGTTCTGAACTGATGCCGTTCGGCAAGGGCGTGGACCTGATCGCCGAGACCAACTTCCTGGCATACGCAGAGAAGCCGCGCGCGATCGTCAGAGTCGTCTTCATCTAACGGTGAAGACCACACCGCAGCCGGCTTTCCTCCTTGTGTCGGCTGCGCACCACCATTTCCTTTCATTCCCGGAGCCGCGACATGGCCAATACAATCCCGACCGCCGTCAGTTCGCTCGGCGACAGCTTTGAGTGCATCGTCCTCGATTCCGCTCGCGTCTCCACGCTTTCAGTCGCTTCGACATCCGCCGACACCGTCCACGAGCTCGGCGAGACGACGACGCTTGGGATGATCTACGCGGCCAGTAGCGTTGAAGTCGTGCGCGCCGATGCCTGGGATGCGGCGAGATCGTGGACTCTCCTCGCCGGATACCATCCTTTCAATTTGGCCGGCGGCGAGAGGACGCTGCGCTTCCGTGCCGTCGACACCGCGACCGCTGTCAAGATCCTGGAGAACTGACATGATGCAGCCATCTCTCATCATCGGCGGATCCAGCGGTGGTGCAACCTCTGGCGCGCTCGTTCGCAAGCGCGTTCTCACAGTCAATGGCGGCCAGCCTTTCCTACGCATCACGGAATCTCTTGATCTTGGCTCGTGGCCAGACACATGGCTCGCACTCGTGCAAGCCGACTACGGTGGTCCGCTGGCGCTTACCAAGGATATCGTCCAAGCTGACCTCTTTTTTGTCGGCGGTGGCGGAGGTGGTGCTTTGTCCCCCGATCCAGCCGTCTACGGCGGCTTCCCAGGTGGCACTTACAGTTTCCAGTCCACACTGGCAGATATGAAGCAGGAGTTTTACCTATTCGTAGGCGCAGGCGGCCCAGGCGCACACATTCCAGATCCCGAGGAGGAGTGGGACGATGGGGCAGCCCGGCCCGGGTCCTCCTCGCAGTTCTACAATTACTCGCAATATACGTTCAACGACCCTCATGCCGTCGGCGGATACCAAGGCAGCGCATCTGAACCCGAAATGAGGTCTTTTTGGCAAGAGATGCTGGCGTTCGCCGATCTCCGTACCCCTGATCCAACGACTTCCTCCTTCTCCGGCCTTTACGGGAATCAAAACGGACCTGGACAAGGCGGGAGCATCAAAGCCAGCAGTTCCCATCTTGGCGGATACGCTTATGCAGCCGACCCTCTTCGGCAAGTACAGTCTGGTTTTGGCGAGGGAGAGAACGGCCAAGATGGACCCGATAATCGCTTTGGCGCCTGCGGCTCCGGTGGCTGCACCAATAGGACAGGCACAGGGGATGGTGGCAACGGTGGTACGCCGGGCGGTGGTGGAGGCGCTTGCAACAACATGGTCGATGGGCGTGGCGGCGATGGTGGCCGCGGCGAGATCCAGATTCAATTTTCGCTTTTGGAGGTAGCGTGATGCCCGCAGATTTCATCGCCATAAATGACACCACGGGCTTCGTCGTCGGGATTTTCGTCGGGTGCCCTACCGTGCCAGGACTCAGCTTCATTGAGAGGACGTCCGACAATCGGTGGATTCGCGAAGGATTCCGTCTCGTCGATGGCGCCTTTGTCGACGCTCGGGCAACATATGTGGTTGCCGACAAATTCTTAGGGGTCGGCTGATGACAGCCCGCATCTTCGCCCCACTCCCCCGGATATTCATGCGAACCTTCTCGGAGCCGGCACCCGCTACGTGGATCCGGCATCGGGATGATGGCACTACCGCATCCGATCCGCTTCAGGTCATTTTCAACGCGTCGTCGGAGGTGGCTGACGCGGACGGCATCACGATGATGTACGGCGTTCCGATCGCCCGCTGCGCCATGGCCGATGCCCTGCGTCTCGAACCTAGCCGCGCAGCCGGGAAGCCAGAGAACACCTTTCTCAACGAAGGGCGCGATGAGCTGGTCATCGGAGATCGGTCGTTCGACATCGAATCTTGCAGGAGCGACGGCTACGGTATGCTGACCATCGTCCTCAAGGGATAGCCGATCCGCATGCCGCACGTCCGCACACAGCTCAGAAATGCCGTAAAAACGAGGCTCTCGACCGTGCCTTCGATCAAGGGCGCGCACAACATGAGCAGACACGGGCGCGACTTCCAGACGAGCAACTTTCCGGTTGGCCTCGTTGCAGTCACCGAAGCCTCAACGCCGAATCCTGGGCATCCGACCGTCGGAGATCGTCCCGTCACTCGCCGCTACCGTGTCGACATCCAGATCGGTGTTCACGAGGACGAGGCAGATGCCGAAGACATCATTGAGTCCGCCTGCTGTGACGTCGAGAAGGCGTTCGTAAAGCCGGACTTCGGCTTCGGCGGGGTCAACAAGTGGATCTACACCGGAACGACGGCGATCGATGGCCAGCCGACCTCGAGTGGAATGCTCCTCGTCGAGACCATGACCTACACCTGCGAGATCCAAACGCTGGATAGCGCGCCCGACATCAACCTATACGCCTGAATTCTTTGGGAGAACAAAATGGCAACATATCCAGTAAAACAGCTCACGAAGATGCAGAGGATGATGGGCTGCATCAACCTCTTCCGGAGGCACGGCGACAAGTCGTGGCTTAAGTGGGGGCCGTCCGCGAGCGTTGACTTCGAACCGAACATCACCACGCAACCCGTCTACACAAACGAATTTGGAGACCGCCGCCTTCTGCGCAACATCACCACGCTGAAGGAAGGCACCGTCAATATCAACGAGCTGTCGGCCTTCACGGATCTGACGTATGCAGCCACCTTCGTCGCCGAGCAGAAGTATCTTGAGCAGGAGGCCGTGGCCAACGGCACCTTGATCATCGAAGACGCGGTCGTGCCGGGCATCTACCAAATTCCCGGAGTTAACGGTGCGGTGACGGGCATCTCTGACGGTGCCGATGTCGACTTCGTCGAGAACACGCACTTCACGTTCCACTCCGCTACCAACCTGATCGAAGTCACGTCCAAGCCCGCAGGTGCCGACGCGGATCTCGCGATCGCGTACACGCTCCCGGAGATCACGGCGGCCGCCGGCATTCTGAATCTTGAGGTGATGTCGGCATCCGGTACGCGCGGCGAGTTCATGAGCATCGGGATGATTGCCGACAGCGACAACGGTGTTCCGATGACCCTGTATCTCCCTGACGTCGAATTCCGCCCGTCCGGAGCGATCTCTTCCGGAGACACCGAGAACGTGAACACCGTCGGACTGACTGGATCCGTCTACACCACCGCCGACAAGGGGTACGGCACGCTCACCGGCCAGCGGAAAATCGTCAACGCCTAATCCATCAGGAGCCGGGTTACTCCGGCTCCTTGCATGCATGCAAGGAGGAACGCATGTCTAATATTCCAGAACATCTCGATATTCTCTCGCCGGAAGACCTTCTGGCCGCGATTCAGCACCAGAAGATCACCGTCACGGTGCAGGGAAAGACCTTCCAGGTTCGCGCGCCGACAATCACGGAAATCTGCGAGATCTTCGGAAAATACCAGGATCTCCTCGAGCTTCTCGATCCGGCCCGTCGTGACGACACCGAAGCCGACAAGCAGGATGCCCTCATTTATCTGTTCCGTAGAGCGCCACGTGCCGTCGCCGCATTTTCTGCGTGCGCGCTGGATCGACCTGGCAATGCTCAATACGAGGAAGCGCTTCTCGGCAAGCCGGATGATTTCAGGCTCGCTCTGTGGTTCGCAGCGGTCGAAACGCTTTTGCGCGAGCATGGGACGCTCCAGAGTTTTTTTATGATGATCGCCAGCCAGCTCCAGGCGCTCGGGTTGACCCGCGTGTCAGCGCTGCTGTTGCCGATCTTGGAATCGATGTTGACGACCCTAACGCCGGAGACGGCAGCGCTGCCCCAGTCGCCCGGAAAGCGAAAGACCGCTGGACGCAAGGCGGACTGAACCTCGACGGCGCGCTCGTCCGCATAGTCAAGCTTGCCGTCGAATTCGAATGCCGGACAGGCCGTAGCGCCGGAGATCTGACGCTGGGCCAGCTTGCCGCGAGAACGGCGACGCTGCGGCAGATGGATAAGCTCCGGACATTTGAGATAGCCAAGGCAGTAGCGACGGCGATGTCCGGAAACGAGAAAGCATGGAACGCGCTGACCGAGTGAGATAGAGAATGGCAACGACACCCGAGATCAAAACCAGATTCACCCTCGACGGCCTCCGACAGGCCGCCAGTGGGCTGCGCGGTTTTGCCCGGACGGTCTCGGATTCGCTATCCGATGCGCGCCGGCGTGGTGGTGTCGTGTTCGACCCGATGGGACGTGGCCTCGATGCCGTTGAACGCAAGACGAAGGTCGTAGCCAAGGAGCTTACCCGCCTCGGCGCTGCCGGCACATTCCGGGGCATCCGTGTGGGCGCGCTCGGTGCCAGTGTTGCCGTCGGTGGCCTCGCAACCAAGATGTCGTCGCTGTCGGCTGCGGCGCTCAAGGCCGCGAAGGATTCAGCGGCCAGCCTGAAGTCCATCAGCATCGACGCTCAGCGTATTGGTGGATCCACGAGCGATGTCGCTGTCCTTGGTTACGCCGCCGACCTGACAGGCACCGACCGCGACGAGCTCGTGACGCAGATCGCGACGATCTCGAACGAATTCTTGACGCTCAGGGAAAACATCCTGAAGGCGCAGGGGCAGTATGGCGACTTCCTCAACATGACCGCCAAAGAAGCCGCGTCAGCTGCTCGGCTGGGCAACCGTGAGGGACTGCAGGACGTCATCTCTGGTTTCACTGCCGCTGACCTGGAAGCGCGCAAAGCCTCGATCACGGATATTGAGCAGCGGATCGCGCAGATCGACGGATCGCTCAACCAAATTTACGCGTCTGGAGATCGTCGGTCTGGTCTCTTCGGCGATGCCGCCCGACTGCAGCTCGAAAAGGAGCGCCAGCAGCTCAGTGAAGCCGCCGACGAGTTCAGGAACAGCCAGTCTCCGCAAGGTCAGGCACTTTTCGAGCTTCAGAAATACGGTATCGACATCGACAAGGCATCTAGGGGCGGCGTCGAAGGACTGCTCGAGATCTCCGATGCATTCCAGAAAATCCAAGATCCGTCGGCGAAGGCACGCGTTGCGATGCGCCTTTTTGGTGAGGATGCGGGTGTCAAATTGATCCCGCTGCTCAACGGCGGACGGAAGGCGATCGACGAATATCGAAAGACTCTCGAACAATCCGGTGCCATCGCGACAAAGGATGATATCGCGAACGCCGAGGCGTACAGCCGCGCCGTCCAGAACCTGAAGACGGCGACTGCAGGCGTGCAGCTCACGATCGGCCGCGCTCTGACGCCGGATCTCACGAAAGCTTCGCAGGAACTGACGGCTTGGCTCGTCAAGAGTCGAGAAGAGATTGCGAAGGTCGCCGTTGAAGCTTTCCGGGACACGCGAGTTTTCGCGGAAGATGCGTTTTCAATCGTCAGCGGCAATACGGACGACATCAAGACGCCCTGGCTCGATACCGCCGTTAAGAAAACTGTGATCCTGCGCGATGTGTGGGCAGATGTACGGCGGCAGATCGGCCTCCTGTGGGAGGGCAAAGATGCCGACTACGGCTGGCTCAACACGCTGCGTGACGGCTTCGTCGAGGTGCGCAAGTTCGCGATGGATGCCTGGGCTGTCGTCTCCGGAGGCAATGCGGTCAACTTCAAGTGGCTGAATACCGCTCGCGATCAGGTCGTGGCATTTGCTCGACGGTTTTCTGATGCATTCGAGATGCTGAAGGGTGTCGTGAAGAGCCTCGGCGACTTCTTCAAGCCTGTCTTGGATTATCTCAACACTGACATCGCCACCCTCGGCCTGTTTCTCGGGCTGACGCGCATGGTCGGCTTGTTCTCAGTACTGACGACGGGAGCCGGACTGCTCTTCAAAGCCCTCGGCGGTGTCTTCTCCCTCGCTGGAGCCGCTTCGGGTGCAGCCGGTGGCGCTGCTGGTGCTGCGGCAGGAGCCGTTGGAGCTGCCGGGGCTACTGCAGGAGGGCTCCGCGTTGCACTCGCGGGTGTCGGCGCGGCCATCGGCGGCGTGACTTCGGCGGCGCTGCTGCTCGGTACAACGCTGGCCGGAGCGTTTATGCTCGGCCAGAAGGCTGCACAGTGGTTCTTCAGCGACTTGGACAAATCCTACGCCGCTGTTTGGAAAGCGCAGTCCGATCTCGTCCGCGCACAAGAGCAACCGTACATCAACGATCTTCTGAAGCGAAGAGACGATCGGGGGCGGTCGTTCAATCGAAAGTTTTGGGGCGACCGAAACATCGACATCGGCTTGCAGGGCATGACGACGGACGAGCGTATCGCTGCTGGTCGAGAGCAGTTCCGTAAGCGGCTGGGAGTCAACATGGATCCCTCGGCGTACAGCGGTCGCGTGTACGGTGGCGATGTCATCGGAGACAGCATCCGGCGGCAGAATGCGCAGCCTCCCAGTCAGACCATCGCGGTGCAGTTGGATGTTGCAGGCCGTAAGACCACGCTCTACGGCGACGAGGTCGAAGCCAAAAAATTCCAGCGTGACCTCGAAGTCGCGACGCGGAGTTACTGATGGCAGAATTCGAAGGACACACCAAACTGCTATGCCCGGCGCTCGGAATCGGCTGGCAGACTGCGCTTAATCTGTCGGTTGAAATGTCGCCGATCTCCGGATCAGCAAATATCACGCGCACATGGAACGGCGGTATTGTGAACTTGGCCGATCCGATGTTCCGCCTATACGCGATCCGCATCTCCAGCGGTGCCGACGACATGCGCCCGCCCGCGCTCGCGAATCTGTGGCCGGGCGAGACCTTCAGCATCGTCCCGCCTGGAGAATTGTGCGTCGTCATCCCCGTTGGCAGCAGCACAGCCCTCTTCCCCCGCAAGGTTCATGAGGCTCGTGCGCTTACGCTCGGATTTGAGGACATACCATTCACATTTTCGGGGAAGACGATCACGCTGTCGTCCGCCGCGACGGAGCCAGTGCGCGTCTTCGCACGGCTCCAGTATGAAGTGATGGTATGGGAACCATGGGATATCACCTTTAACGAAGCGGACGCGCAGTATTCGTGGCAGCTCGTGACCGAAGAAGTTGGAGGTTTCTGATGCTCCGACTCCAGTTCATCGAGTCCTTCGACGCCCCGTTCTCGCCCTTGGCTGAAGCCGGCGATGCCTATGTCGTGCTCTCAGCCGTCATCACCGAGCAGCGCAACGGTCGAAAGATTGAGCCGACCTTCCGCGTTGTCGCGAAAAATCCCGGTGTCGGGGGCTGGATGCCGATCGCGCTCCGCTATGCTGACCTATGGGAGCAACGCGACACCGATCCGGCACCAGTCCATCTCGCTCGCGGCCGTCTGGTGCCGCTGCCTACGGGGATGGCGGGATCCACAATCGAGCTGACATTCCGTTGCCTGCCGCCGTCCTCCGACGACATCCTGACCGCCGCCGCAGACGCGCTGCGCATCGGCGAGGACTTCGACTACGAACCCGATGCGCCGATCGAAGACCGCCTCGACGCCGAATACTACGACCCGCTCTGCTTCGGCCAAGGCGCCTCCGATGACCCCGAGAATGTCCTTGTCGCTCGCCCGGAAGTCTGGCGCTGGGATCGCACCACGCTCGCGCTCGGCCGCACGCACCTAGTCGATAGCGATGTTCTGCACGATATCGGCTACAACGGTATCGGCGACCCGCCGTCTCTGAGCGTCACGCACCCGCCAAAGTCGATCAGCAAGCTGCGCATCGTCGCCTCGTGGACGCAGACGGCGAAGGGTCGGCAGACGGTCTCCGAGCCGGATTCCGTGTCGACGTACACGTGGGAAGATTTCCTTGCGTCGTTTCCGCAGCCTGGCACCGCGATTGGTGCGGCGACGGGTTGGACGCTTGCGGAATCGGAAGTCGAATCCGTCCTCGACGACCTGCCCACAACGCTCAACATCAGCGGCACGAAGTTCGGCTCCGCTTCCGGCGGCCAGGTACGCCTTCAGCCGAAGACGATCAATTTCCGGCTCACGGCGGCATACGACTACAGCCAACAGCGCGAGGAGCTCCTCGATATCGTGATGCCCAGCGGCCTGCAGGAACTGCCCGACGAAGACGATGAGAGCGAAGTCATGGAAATCGTGACACTCGCTCCCCTCAATATCGATAGCAGCACGCCAGAATGGCTCTATGAGGATCCCGATACGCTCGAAGTCATGCATTACGATGTCGGCGACGAAGTCCTGGCTGCCGGAAAGGCATGGACATGTGCCACCGAACACGATGCGACCGAAGATTTCCGCGTCCGCGACTACGACGACGGCCCCGTGCTTTGGACGCAGCGGGAGAAGCGTGCGCCGATGCGTGATAGCAGGAGTTCGAAATACCTCGACCTCGACCGCGGCGTCCGCACTGTTCGGCACTGTATCCTGCGTCTCTATCGTGCCGTTCTCGAGCGCAGCCAGTGCGCGGAGACGACATTCGAGGTGCCATGGATGATCGGGCGCAACATCACCTGCGAGCATTCCTGCAGGATCGCTCACCATCGTCTTCCCGGCGGCGAACTAACTGGTAAGGTCGTCGGTATCGAACTGCTCATCGAAGAAGGCGGCCGCCGCGCGGCGCGGATCACGCTCGCGTCCGTACCAGGAACGGGTGCAGTTGTCCCCACGCCGTCGCCGGATCAGCAGCAAGCCGGCGACGTGGTTTATTCGACCAGCTATCGCGCGCCAAGCATTCCCGTCAACGCGTTCGACCTCGCTACGCTGCCGCCGCGGATCTACGCCTTCGAGAATGTCTGGTCCGCGCAGCATGCCGCCGCCGTCGCATCGTCGGATCCGGTTGGTGTGATCGGAACGATGCCGACACGGCTGAGGATTGCGTTCACGCCTCTGCGCGAGGAGGATCTCCTGACGAGGCGCATGTCGGTGTCGTGCATGGCACCCGCGCTGCCGAAACAGATCAACCTGCGTCCAGACATGGGAGACTGACGATGTCACAGAAGACGATGACGATGCTCAGCGGGTTCGTTCAGAAAAGGATCCGGAGCGAGGTCGATGGTCGGCCGAGGACGGTGACCATCGATGTCATGGCAAGGTGGGATGTCAACAACGTTTCCGGCCTCGTCATCGGCTCCGAGGGAACGATCGATGCCTCGGCATGTCAGATCCGCACTAAGATCGATTTCGTGGCGCCTACTTGAAAGTCCTCATAGGCACGTAGTGGTCGCCCCATTTCCATTCGGGAATCTCCCACTTCGGGATTCCAAGCATAACCCCGGCAAGCGCCTCATCGAATTCCATTGCTTTGTGGTACGAGGCTCTTCCAAAGTGGAGCCGAGGTCGCGGATCCGGGTAAGTGTCCTTGTTCTCGAGTTGCACCCTGAAGGGCAGTATCTCGGCGCAGTCGGCGAGAAACTCTTTGTGCTCATGGTAGTAGGCGATATTCGCGTTCGCGATGGCCTTTGTCAGGCGCCAAGAGACGACGCGATCCTCTATGATCCAGCAGACCTTCACCCCAGACCTCTCGTATCGATCCGTTCGACGGAGGAAATCGCGCAAATGCTGGCTCGATAGCTGGATTTCGAACGCGATACGGCTCCCATCGACGTTTTCGGCGAGCACGTCTGCAACCCACTCTTCTCCCAGCGAAGACGCTCCAGCCACCTCGATGTTTGCCTTGAACCCCATTGATCGCAGCGAGCGGACAACGTCGATCTTCAGGCGCGTGTGAGCATAGCTCTCCGGCTTCGGAAGGCCACCAGGGAATCCCGGATAGTGGCTGAAGAAGCGAAGACCCTTGATCGAGGTCTTCGCGGTCGCCGGCCAATTGGTTCGAGGCATCGTCATGCTGCCTTTCGGCAGTTTGCAGAGCGCATCCCACACCGTGTCAGTGACCGAGAATGCCTCGATCATCTCTCCGGTGGCAGCAAGATATGCGATCTGGCCCATGAACGCCTCAGATGTCGATGAATGCCTCGAAGTCGCCGCTCGGCAGCTTCTTGTACGTGATAGTGCCACCGCGCCGATACACAGCGGAGATCACCTGCGACCACCCGTCGCCGTGCACAAGAATAAGAGCTGCTTCACGCGGATTCTGGATTGCCGATGTCGGATCCATGCGGAACCCGGTGTAAAGGTTCGGCGCAACGTCGTCATAGGACTCAAACTCGTTGTTGGACGAAATATCTGTTCCGGGGATCACCATCGTATGCGTCCCTCCGTTCGCCAGCGCATCATTGATCGCGTCACGGTCAGCTTGGGTAAACGTCGCCAATCTCTCTTTCCCTTCTCGAATCTTGCACGATATTCGGTTCGACTTACTGGAGATCACATTACCGGCACGAGTACAACCAGACATGAGCGATGCAGCATTTCCCCCTTCCGAGATTCTTGAGCTGATCCGGGGGCAGGCCCGGCTTGAGGCGAAGATCGACAACTTTTTCTCCACCCAGACCGCGATGAAGACCGAAATCGATGGCCTCAAAGCCGATATCGGATCCGTGAAGTCCGACATCGCCGAGATGAAGGTCCAGCGTCGCATCACCAAGACCTACATCTCGATGATTTTCGCCGGCGCGAGCGTAGTTGCATGGATCGCCGGCCAACTGGTTGACCCAGTGCTGAAAAAATTCTTCGGAGCATGAGGCGTTGCAATATCTAGCGCTGTCAACGTAGTTGCAAATTGACCCTTTATTTCAATGCGTTGACGACTTGCTGCGGAGTGATCCGACGACAACCATTCCTTCAGACCGCCCGAGAAAGAGGCGGCGAAGAAGGAAGTTGAAATGAACGTATCCACCGCGTCGGCCACCACAGGTCAGTCTTCAGCAGACATCATAACCGCTATCGCCACCCTCATCTGCGAAGGCAAGAAGCCAAAAGAGATCGAAACGACCCTGGGCATCAGCGGTCGAAAATTCCGCCGCCTCCGAACCCAAATCCCAGCCGTCGAGCAGTCTGCTCCGGCAACCACAAAGTCCGCCAAGATCCAGAAATCAAAGCAGCCGTCCGAGAAAGATATCCGCGAGCGCGTGGCCACCGATGAGCTGACGGTGCCTTTCAGCAATTGGCTCGGAAAAGGCTGGTATCGCGAGGCCGGAGAGCCGCAGGACATCTACGAGACAGACCAGGATGGCGAGCAGCAGCTCGTAGGAGTAAAAGTTGATCCGGGTGTTCTGTGGCCCGAAGAATGGGAAGGTCCGCAGACGGTCGACGACATTTACATCAGCCCCAATGTTCCTGCGCCACGCCGAAGCCGGCAACGTGGCTTCATCCTCACGATGGCGCAGGCACTCACTCCCGCTCACGGCCCCTTTGTCGTTAACCTGCATGCGCTGTCGGAAGCTCTCGGCGGATACGAAATCGTCATCGGTGGTGCCACCTACGGAAAGAGCCTTTTCGCCAAGCGCGGCAAGAAAGACATTCTCGAAGTCGCGCCGTGGTCGGCCATGTTCGCCGATCTCGTGACCCGCAGCCGACGGCACCTTGCACCGTCCGTCCAGTTCTGCGCGGAAATGAATATGCGGCCGACGAAGTCGAACCCTTTGACCGGCCTCAATGGATATATCCGTGGAAAGACGTCAATCTTTGCTCATCCGAAGCGCGCGATCACTTCAGTCCCGCGGCCCCAATTCTCCGATCCGGTAACCATGTGGACGACCGGGTCATGCACAGCGCCGAACTACATCGAGCAAGAAGCCGGACTGAAGGGTCTTCAGCGGCACACGATCGGAGCCGTCATCGTCGAGATCGACGCGCAGGACAGGGTCTTCATCCGGAACATCGACGCGGATCCTGAGACAGGAAACTTCTTCGATCTTGACCTCTTCGTTACGGCTGGCAGCGTCTACACCATCGATGAGGCCATCGAAGCATCGCAAGGCCAGCTCGATCGCCCATTTCTCGGAATTCCTTGCACCCATCGTGCCGGCATCTATCCACCTTATGCTCGTGCCATGTGGGGATACGGCGGCAATCCCGAGGGCGACCGTCCTCTCATCGACCTCGTCCGCGCCCGCGGCCAGGCTTTCAACGACCTCTTCGACGGCCAGGCGATCAATCATCACGAGGACAAAAACCCGCTGGCGCTTTATCGCCGTCATGCCGAGAAGAAGCAGCTTGTGGAGCCAGAAATCGATCAGGCAGCACTCTTTCTGTCCGAAACGGCGCGGCCATGGTGCAAGAGCTACATCGTCTATTCGAACCACGACGACTTCTTGGCGCGCTGGCTGCAGCGCCCGTCTACGGAGGTCTCCGTTGAGAATTCGAAGCTATGGCACCTCGCAAATTATGAATGTCGCGCCGCCATGGACCGTGGCGAGAACTTCGACGTCTTCGAATGGGTCATCCGCCGTTCGAATCCTTCAGCCGAGTTCGAACTGGTCAACGCCGACAAGCCACTGCATGTCTACGGCACATACTACAATTTCCATGGCGATGTAGGAGCAAACGGGGCTCGCGGCACCACCGCCGGGCTGGCAAAGCTGGGCGTGAAGATCTCGAAAGCTCACGACCACGGCCTATGGTGGATCGATGATTGCATTTCCATGGGCAACTTGATCCATCGAGCCGACTACGCCAAGGGGCCGACGGGATGGGTTGGTGCCTGGCATGTGGGCCACTCTGACGGCAACAGGCAGGTAGGGTTGCTCGTCGGCGACAAGTATCGCGCCTAATCGGCCGCCGCGTTCTGCTCCACCTTCCTCGTATTCCACGTATCGACCAGAAAGGTGGCCATGGCACCCGACAAATTGACCGCGAGCTGTGCGTGTCGGGCAGCCGGCCGCACGCGGCGGGGCCCTCGACTGTGGGCGTCGGAAATCTTGTTCCGGAGGGAACCCAGCGCTTCGACCACCGACTGGCAGCTACCCAAAATCTGCTTGAACACGGTTTCAGTGTGATCGTCTGGCGCGAGCTTCAGGATCTTCGCCAGCTTCTTGTAGAGCGCCGGAAGATCGTCTTTCTCGTCATAATCCTCGCCGGCTTCGACGATTATCCATTTGCAGACATCCTCGAGAAGCGTCCTTGCAAGCGTGATCGCGCCCTCCGGGTTCGTATCGCGACGGTCGAGAGCTTGCGTCCAGCGGGCGTGGATCGTGTCCGCATCATACGCTGCCAATGCCTGCGAGATGCCCGTATCCGCTGGGCTGCCGATGGCGGCCGCCTGGACTTCGTAAACAGGACTGCCCGACATCCTGCGAACAATCGTCAGGCGAAAACCGTCGTGGCGCAGGTGGTCGTTGATAGCGGTGACCAGCTCCGCCTGCGTATCCGGGGACTGAGCGAGCGGACTGGTCACTTCTTCAAGGAAGCGGAAGAACTGCTTCTGCGAGCACGTGAGAAGCCCGACGTTTTCAAGGATCTCCCGATCATCCCAATCGCTGTTCCGAACCGTCGCCTGGAACAGATCGTCTTCAAGAGTTCGGTCGCTGTACCGCTCGGCGAAGATCGATGGCATTTTATCGAGCGGCCAGATGCGCTTCAGGAACGCCATGTGGTCGTGGTCTGTTGTCAGAACCTTCGAATTGAAGATCGCGGCGACCCGCTTCCGGGTAAGCTCCGAAACCAACGGCTTGCCATGCTCGTCCAGCTTCGACCGAGCCTCCGAGAGACTGTAGGAGTCCACTTCCTCAAGCAGCCGGGCCGCGATGGGGATTAGCTCGGCCGCCGACTTTTCGAGCAGGCGTCGTTCCGCATACTTGAACTTCGACTTGAATGACTCCTCGCGGTCGCCGTGGAGCAGACCGAGCCGAGAACAGAGGTTCGGCACCTCGTTCGCGGAATAGTCCGAAATGGCCGACGCAAGCTCTGTGCGAAGCGTCCTGACAAGGCTCACAGGATAGGATTCTGACGACGTCTGCTGCACTCCGATTCGATCTCCATCGATACTGAACCCATTCATAATCCTGATCGCTAGTCCCGCCAACCGGCGCTTTTCTTGCGCTGCGCAATGTTAGAACATAACATGAACATCAATCCTTGGAGACGAGCATGGCAGCCCCCTATCTACCAACCCCTTTCAAGTGCGCCACGGCGGTCGAGATCGAGTCCAAACTCTCGGAAGAGGTCATCCGCCACATTGATGCTCGAAATCTCTCATCCGTCGACATCAGCCGCCGATACCCGACCATCCGCCTCGATCATCTGAAGAGGCTGCGCGCTGGAGAACCTCTAAATTTTCGGATGCTCTCCGCTCTCATCGAAGCGACAGGCGCTCCAGTCAGCATCCAGGTGAACGCATGAAGACGACATACGCACGTGCCATGCGAGGCATCCGCATCTCCGAAGGCGGATACAGCAATCACCCGAAGGATCCGGGCGGAGCCACCAATTTCGGCATCATCCAGACCGTCTACGACGAATACCGATCGTCGAAGAAGCTGGTGAAGCAATCGGTCAGGCTGATCGCGGAAGCCGAAGTCAACGACATCTACAAGACCCGTTACGCCGACAAGGTGCGATACGACGATCTGCCGGCCGGCATCGACTATGCGACACTCGACGGAGCCGTGAATTCTGGTGTCAGCCGCGGCGCGAAATGGCTTCAGGCCGCCCTTGGGGTCTCTGCCGACGGCAAGGTTGGAAACCAGACAATTTCAGCAGCCGCCAAGGCCGACGCCATCGCGACCGTGAAGTCTATGGCCGCGAAGCGGATGTCCTTCCTTCGCGGCCTTACAATTTTCAGCACCTTCGGCAAGGGGTGGACTTCCCGGGTGTCGCGCGTCGAAGCGGAATCCGTGTCCATGGCCATGGAAGCGCGCGGGATCTCGGCGAGATCGCTTCCGATTGCTCTCATGGTGGAATCCGACGCCGCAGCTACCAGCAGCAAGGCCGCGAAGAATTCGGCGACCGCATCCGGAGCTGGCGCGGCAGGATCCGCAGGGACGGCAACGCAGACGACGGACTGGTCGAATCTTGCAGGGCTTGAATCCATCATTCTGATTGGAGCCACCGTCGGTCTCGTCGTGCTGGCCATCTATCTGATCCACCGCAGCCGCGTTCAGAAAGAGCGTGCCGCTGCCTACGCGGCCGTCGCCGCAGGAGTTGCCGCATGAATCCTCGGATGCTCGACCTGATCCGCACACTGATCACCATCGTCGCCACGATCCTGTTGGCCGACAGCAAGCTCTCCCCTGATGATGTCAGCACGATTGCGGGCGGAGCTACGATCCTGCTGACGCTTGGCTACGGCTTCTACGAGCGCAAGCACGAGGGCTGGCGCGTCGGCCGTAAGAAGTTTGAACCGGGCGCCGAAGTTCGCGAAGGCGGGCAGGTCTGGGTGTGCAAGGAGTGATGATGCTGACCTGGATCATGTCGTCGGTCGGCAAGACCGTGGCCAAGTGGACGGCTTTTGTGGCCATCGCGCTCGCGGTCTATTGGAAGATCTATGCCGATGGCCGGGCTGTCGAGCGCGCCAAGCAGGTCGCTGAGAAGATGGGTGCCGTGAGGGAGCGGGAGAAGATCAATGATGCCGTATCGAAGCTTCCTGATGCTGATGTACGTGACGAGCTGCGTCACTGGGTGCGCAGCGACGACTGACTGGTGCTCGTCGAATAGACCCATCCGTCCGACGGCCGAGGATGTCGAGACGATGTCCTCCGGGACGGCACGGCAGCTCCTTGAGCATAATCGTGTCGGTGCGAAGATCTGCGGCTGGCAGCCGTAGCCAGCGATTGCAATTGTCCTTCCCCATGTCTTATCAGTAGAGCTGGGACTGGGGGAACAGATGGCAGCAGAGATCAAAGCTTACGCACGTCCGCGGCAACTATATCGGTATCGATCGTTAGTGGGATTGAATCCCAACAAGTTCCGCCAAGAGCTTGACGCCATCACCGGGGCGTACGTCTACTGCCCAAGCTACGCGTCCATGAATGATCCGATGGAAGGTAGCCATCGGGAGTCGGCTCTCCTGAAAGAGAGCCAGAAGTACGACCAGACCATCCAGGAAGTACGGATGGCCATCGATACGCTCGGCATCGCGTCCTTTTCAGAGACCATGGACCATGAGCCGATGTGGGCGCACTATGCCCAGAATTTCTCAGGTATCTGTGTTGAATACAACGTGAAGAGGCTCCTCGACAGCCTTCCGGATCAACACGAATTCGTCCGCATGACTTACAACGAGCTTGCTCCGATGCTTTATCGCGACCGCGAGACGGCTGAGAACCGGGCGAAGATGATCCTGTCCTGCAAGTCGGTCAGGTGGGCTAGTGAACGCGAATGGCGACTTATCCGCCCAGCGATCGGGCCAGCACCATACAAGGCGCACCGCATCGTGACATCCGTACTCCTCGGCTCGCGCATATCGCCTGAGCACGAGGAGGTCATTCGGGAGGAACTCGGCAAACTCAAGATTCCGGTGAGGAAGATGAAGGTCGACACGTACGCAATCGCATTCGAGGCGAAGAAGAAGATCACGTTGAAGCGGTCGGCGCGGAAGCCGTAAGTTGATCTTGCATTCGTCTCCGCCGGCACACACTATCATCTTGTGTCGCGGATGAGGCGGCTTCCTTCGAAGTCCCGCGATTAGCGCACCCGCAAGGGTCTATATGGGATATGGTAAGACGCACGGCCTCAGTACCATCTGAGGGTGGACAAAGGCCCCGGAGATTTCTCTCCGGGGCCTTTTATGTTTCAGAACATTCCCGCTGCCCTGCGTTCTCGCGCTGTTCGATCTCCTCCCCGAACTCGATGTCAGCAATTGCGGCTTCAAGCCGCTCGACCTGCGATATCGTCACCTGCGTCATCCATGGCCGATATTCGGTGCTGAAATTCCACAGCGAATATCGGTCGCAATCGGCGATTTCACATAGGACTGCATCGACATCGTCGCTTCCGATGAACTCGAACTGATCGCGAAGCTGCCAGGCAGCAGTTCTCCACCTGCTCCGGAGGGCGGCGGCCGCGTCGAGCGGAGGCACGGTAACACTTGGGAAGATAGCCCAGGTCACGCGCACGCTGCCGCCCATCTTGTCGGCGACTTCCTGTATCCGGATCGGATGTGGATGCCGATTGCGGACGAGCCCGGTGCGGTCGTGGGCGGTGTAGACAGGTGTCAGGTGCGCGCCCTTGTCGCCGCCGATCTCACAGCGGTACGGCCACGCTGCCGACTCCCAGTAAGCATCCGCCGCGAGGTCGCGGATCCGGTCGAGCGTAGCGGATGGTATACGGCGGTGAGCAGCAGTCGCGACACCACGCGAGTATGCGATGAGCGTCGTCGGCGATAGGCTCAGCTTGGCCGCAACATGAGCACGGTCGCAGCCGTATTGCGCAAGCATGTTTTCGGCTTCGCGGAAAGTCGACACGATCTCGTCGTCCGTAAGGTGATAGAGCGCGCGTGGTCGCGTCTCGCAGACGGCAGTCTGTAGTTCCATTACATTTCTCCTTGCTGGCGGCACTCGGGATGCCGTTACAGAAATGCTGTATCCGTCGGCTGATACTCGCAAGAGCGGAAATCCGAAAAATCAATTATCAACAATTGGTTAGACAAGCATCACTCGTAATTTCGGGGCGCTGTCCACGGATTTTTCCATGGATATTTTCAGCCGTTTGTCGCTTTCAGCCGCCGGCGGAATCCTGGGTCATCTGACAAAGGAGGTCAAAATGGAAAAGAAGAAGAAATCGATATGGGCGTTGCTGAATCCGCTGGAGTGGCTTAACGCCGCCTTCCAGCTCCTCGCAGCCGTCTTCGGGCCGCTACTGCGCTGGCTCGGCATGCTGTCTCCGCCGTCGACGGAAGGATTCGAAAATCTCACGAAAGCCGACGTTGAAGATGCGAAGAAGCTCGCCGAGGAGACGGAAGCTGCCGTCGACGCGATCACCCAGAAGATGTCGCCAGCCGAGGTAGTTCGCGCATACGCCAAGGCTGATGTCACCGGCCGCGCGAGCATGGATCTCTCCGCGCTCGATCTGGATCAGCAGGACTGGCTTCTGAAGCTATCGGAAGAAGACCTCAGCAAGCTCGGCATGTCGACGACATCGGCCTGCGCAAGGAGTCTGGAGGCGAAGGAAGTGAGACCAGCGTATCCGAAGGCGACTGCAGAAATAGAAAAGGCCGAGATCTATGCGATCCCGACCGAGGAAGACGTCGAAGAGGCGAAACGGCAGCAGATCGCGGCGCTGTTCCGCCAAGTCCAGCGAGAGCTATTTCACGCTCCCGGAGTTCCCAACCTCCATCCGAAGCATGTTCCCGCTACGCTGCACTGATAGCCAGTCAGCTCGCATTTTGAAGCCGCCCGAGGTCACAGCCGGGCGGCTTTCGATTTCGAAGCGGCGCAGAGCTTCGAACAGCTCGGGAAGCTCATGCATTACGTCGCCGAACTGCGCGACCAGGCCTTCATTCGACATATCCGGGATCACACTCATGCTGCACCTCGCGAGCGATCAATGAATGCCTGCCGCTGCTGGAGAGCCACACGCAGACGACGAACTTCGGCTTCAAGGGATGCGACATGACGCACCGCTCGCATGGCAACGCGTCCGAGATCGTCAGCACGACCACGTGCCTCTGCTAGCTCACATGCATACTGATACGCAGCACGACGTTCTGCGCGCTCTTCGGCAGCCTGTCGACCCGCAGCGTGCGCGTCAGCAAGCGATCCTACGATGCCGGCCGTGAGGAGGCCGAGTTCGAGGCCGGCACGGCCTGCCGGATTCTTACTGTCGAAAATCGTCATGCCCATGAACGCGATACCTCCTGATGAACTAGGACGATATCGGTACACGGACCCGGAGTCGCTGTGAGCCCTAAATCTGCCGGCAGAGTAAATTGAATACGATCGACACCATGGACTCATCCATGGTGTCAACGTGGCAGCTTTCGCAACGATGCCGAGTTGCTCTTCCGCTCTCTGCAGACAGTGCATCGCAGACATCGTTCTACGCGAGAGAGGATGGCCTTGATCCCCAATACACGCCGGATGTCCCTGCGTTCGACCTGTCCATATCGACGGCAGCGTGGACACCAGCCAACGATGACATACCATTCCGGAAGGCGGTCGAGCGTCTCGTACATCGACAGCGGCTCGCTACGGCGGCTGCCTTCGCCGACAGTGTAGCCGATCTTGTCCGGCTGCAGCAGGTCGATGCCGCGACGGTGCTTCATCAAACGCGCTCGTACTGCGGCTTCCAACCGCGGCCGATCCCTTTCGACATCAGCGACGACGCGATGAAGAGCTGGTCACGCAAGAAATCGGCATCGGCGAGCAGACTGCGGATTGCGACGAGAGGGTCACCGCCGGCGGCGTTGAGGACGGACACGGCGAGATCGACCTCGGGGGTCGACTGAGTGCCAGTTTCCGTCTCCGGGATATCGAGAGCGAGTTGCTGGATCATGAGTTCTCCTAGGAATGTTATCCGCGTCAACGAATTTGTTCCTATTTTGTTCTCATTCGACTGGGAGTCAAGCGGAGTGATTTGAACTGATGTCAGGCCGATGGGTTCGCAGCCCCAGGTGCGCTCCCAGGGTTGAGTTTGCTCCTCGATGGTCCTGCAAGCTTTGTCAGATCGAGCATGTAATAGATATGTTCATCGGTGAGATCGATGCCGGCGTACCAATCGCGTTCGCCCTCCGCTTTAAAGAGAACTCCGCTCACCTCGGGCCACTCTTTGTGCAGCTTGTTCACGCAGTCTGCGTTGTTATGCTTCAGCGCGTTTGCGAGACGATGAACACGTCCGAATTTCGGAGGTATCGTGTAACCGAGGCCCTCTGACGCCTTAGTCAGCTTCTCGTGGTTTCCATTAGGAAGCTTGGCATATACCCGGATGCTGCGCTCCCAATAATGATAGATCGTGATAGCGAATGCCTTCCTGAGTTCTGCATATGCCTCCTGTAAGGCCTCCATCTTGTAGTTATAAATATCTCCCGGGTCGAAGAGCGTTGATCCGTCTTCTGCGTACTGGATCTCGATTTCGTAATCGCCCGACTGGTTGTCCCAGGCTTCGTTCTCTTCCCGGATCTGATTTTGGATACCCTTGGCGGCTGCTGTAAAACTGTCACGTAGGCAATCGATGCCGGACTCGTACATGAAGCCGCGCACGTTGAAACTGAATCTCACGCCAGTCTTCTCGTTGCCTATGATAGCCAT